ATGAACCGCGCCAACCGTCAGGCCCGCAACCGCATCGCTCAGTACACGTACGGCGACGACTACGATCCGGCAGTCAACCGACCGCTGGCGGAAAGCGATCTGGATTGGTGCAAGGTGGCCATCACGCAATTCGGTCTGCGGAGTTGGCGGATCAATGTCATGGCACGGTTTGCCAAGCGTGAGTTGAAGAAGGTGCGGCGGTCAGAGAGGTGAATTTCAGGTTTCAAGTTCAAGGAAGGAGCCGACAGTGCTTGTTCTATCTCGAAAGCGCGATGAGCAGATCCTCATTGGGAAAGACATCGTGATCACTTTGGTTGAAATCCGCGGCGACAAGGTTCGCCTCGGCGTTGAGGCACCGCGGGACGTGCCGGTCCATCGACGCGAAGTTGCTGAGGCGATCGCACGTGAGCGATCGGACGACACGATTATCGAGGGTGACCAGGCGGTTAGTTGAAACATGTGTGACGGTGTTCGTCGCTGTCCGCTTGTTGCGGCAGCACGTTTCCCGGCGGCGTAAGTGCGAATCACGCCGCCGGGTTGTTGAACAGGACGTTGGCTATGGCAGGCCACGATGGAGCGGCAATGCTGCCGCGTGTTTGACGGATCGGGAGCCGCCAGCGATGGATGCGGCGGCTCCATTTCTTTCATTAAAGGACAAAGGCCATGGCGAAGAAAGCAGCGTCTCGAAAGCAGGCCGCAGAACAACAACTTTTGCCGGCTCTCTCCGTACCCGTCGAGTTCGGCGGCGTCTCGATCGGCGACGGTACCGCCCGCCTCGGGCTCAAGATCGATCGTACCAACCTGAACATCGATGCGGCCGACGAGGCGCTTTGCGGGCGCCGGCTCAAGGGCCGCGTGGTGATTCTGAAAGACGGCGAAAACGTAAATCAGACGACGTTTCTGGACGGCGTGCGGCACGAAGTTTCATCGATTTTCGATGTCAAAAGATTTGGTGTCGCGCCGAGAAACATCACGTGCGGCCTGACGTTCAGCCTGGCGGATATCGACGTCGAAGCATTGTCACACTTCGCCAAGCAGAAGGGCCGGTTCATCGTCGACGAGGTGTCCGCGATCCCTGATGAGGACGAAGACGAAGAGGTGGAGGAAGAAGAGGACGAGGAGTAAGCGGGGCCGGGCACGTCGCTGGTGGCATTGGCGGCCTCGGCTTCTGGTGTACGAGGCCGCCAGTTTTGAATCACGGAGTTCAACGCCATGAATCTCACGACCATTTCCATGCCGAAAAAGGAAGCCCGCGCCGCGTTTCTTGAATATCGGCGAGCGGTTCGGCAGCGTCACAATGCTGAGGACGAAGCGATCATGCGCGGCTATCGGGCCATGTCGCTTGGCCGGCAGATCATTGACCTTCATCAAGTCATGAGAGAGGCCGGCGTTGCTGTACGCCGTGCTGGCGACGTGGGACCTGACGCCGCTGGAGCGGGCTGTGTTGGCGGGGACGCGAATGGGGGCAAGGAACTGATGTTGAACGGACTCATCATCGACGGATTTGCAGGCGGCGGCGGTGCCAGCCTGGGCATCAAGCGTGCTGTCGGCCGATCGCCAGACATTGCGATCAATCACGATGCCGATGCCATCGCGATGCACACGGCCAATCATCCCGAGACGCTGCACGTCCGCGAAGATGTGTGGCTGACCAAGCTCCGCGATTTGGTGAACGGCCGCCCGGTTTGGTTCCTCTGGCTGTCGCCTGATTGCAAGGATTTCAGCCGGGCCAAGGGCGGCGTGCCAGTCGACAAGCGAATTCGGAGCCTCGCCTGGGTTGCGGTGAAGTGGGCCAGCCAGATCCGCCCTCGAGCCATCTTTCTCGAGAACGTTCGCGAGTTCGCCGAGTGGGGCCCGCTGCTGCCGTTGTGGGAGTGCCGCGGCTGCCAGTGGGAAGGGACCGAGGGACAAGCCACGCTGGCCCGTACGCGGCGCCGTTGCCCTCGCTGCAACTCGCTGCGCATCAGGCCGACAGATCGTTGCATTCCCGATCCCAACAAGCGCGGCATGACATTCCGGCTGTTCTGCAATCGGCTGCGAGGCCTCGGCTACACGGTGGAATACCGCAACTTGAACGCGGCCGACTATGGCGCCCCGACGCATCGCCGGCGGTTGTTCCTGGTGGCTCGCTGCGACGGCCAGCCGATCGAGTGGCCAGAGGCTACGCACGGCGACGCTCGGAAGGTCGATCAGCGTCCGCTGTTCGGCCCAAAGCTCCGGCCCTGGCGAACTGCTGCCGAGTGCATCGACTGGTCGATTCCATGCCCCAGCATCTTTGGGCGTAAGCGGGAGTTGAAACCGGCGACGCTGCGACGAATCGCCCTGGGGCTCAAGCGGTATGTGCTGGAGAATCCGCAACCTTTCATCGTAGGGGTCGGCGGCGCCGAGTATGCGGCCAAGCCTCGATCGACCGACGCGCCTTTCTCTACCGTTCTGCCGCACGATCGCAAGGCGCTGGTGACCCCGTACTTTGTGCCGGTCACTCACAGCGGCGAGCGGCGAGCCCATCCTGCCGGCGAACCACTACCGACGATCACTAGCGCGAACGGTGGCGAATTCGCGGTTGTCGCGCCCGTGATTGCCACTCTGGCGCATGGCGAAGCGACAGGCACTTTTGGGGACAGCCGGACTCATCACGTCGAAAAGCCGCTTACCACGATTCACGCCGGCGGCGGCAACCATGCCCTTGTCGCGGCATTTATGGCCAAGCACTACGGCGGAATGGTCGGCGTGCCGGTCGAGTCCCCGCTCACAACCACAACGGCCCGGGGCACGCAAAACCAACTGGTCGCCGCCAACCTCGTCCACCTGAATTACGGCGACAAGCAATGGTCGGATCTCCGCGAGCCGATGCGGACCGTCACGACGGGCAAGCATGCCGCCCTGGTTTATAGCTTCCTGGTGAAGTACTTCGGCACGGCCATCGGCCAGCATCTGACCGATCCGCTGCACACGATCACTGGAAAGGACCGGTTCGGCCTGGTGACCGTCACGATCGCCGGCGAGCTGTACGTGATCGTCGATATCGGCATGCGGATGCTCAAGGCGCGCGAGCTGGCGACCGCTCAGGGGTTCGATAGCGATTACGTGTTGACCGGCAGCAATACCAGCCAGGTGGCCAAGATCGGCAACAGCGTTTCGCCACACGTGGCAGAGGCGCTTGTACGGGCCAACATGGCGGGCCTTTTTACCTATCACCCTGAAATGGGCGATGCCAAGCCCGAGGCGCAGATCGAGGCCAGCTTGAGCCACTACGGCCGGCGCTACTTCCTCTGCACGCCGCTGGAGTTGAAGGGCCGCGGCATCGAGAAGATCGGCACGCTCAAGTCTGGCGACCTGACTCCGACCGCTCAACACAAAGTCGGCTGGCACGACTACAAGGTTACGGAAAAGGCGTTCGAGAAGATTTGCCAGCAGTATTCGGTTTCGTACGAAATGCTCCTCGACTAACCGAACAAAAGCCGAGCCGGCGTCCAAATCCGGCAAGGTGCAACATGTCTCAGAACGCAAATCATCCTGCCATCGTCGAAGCCGAAATCGCGGCCATTCTGGATTCCGTGGAGCGCGCAGAGCGTGCCGCGCTCGAAACGCTGGAATGGGTCCGCGATGCCAAGTTGCGGCTGCGATGCCTGCCCCAGCCAAAAGAAAGCGAGGAAACCTGTGCAACATGATTTTGACTCCTTCAAGGCGTTGGCCGGCCTGTGCGGTGTGCAGGCAAAACGCTGCACTGAATACCACTGGCAACTGACCGGGGCTCGCCACCGTGTCGACTTCTGGCCTACGTCGAAAGGCGGTCCACGGATGGCGATCGTCGGAAATGGACGGTCATCAAGGCGGGGCACTGCCGAAGATGCGATCGAGTTGGCAGGTCCGGTGAAGCCAACGCGGATTGACGAGCCAGCGGCGGTTATCTACGCGCCTCCCGTCGACCGCGTGCCAGATCCGCCTCTGATTAACCCGCCTTGGTACGTATGGGTTGCCATGTCGGCAAGCGTGCTGGCGGCCGCACTCCGCATCATTCTGGAAGGTTTCGGACTATGAGCGACAAACCTCACATCAGCCCCAGCCAACTCGAAAGCTTTTGCCGTTGTCCCGAAGCCTACCGCCGGCGGTACCTCGATGGCGAGATCATTCCGCCTGGCATCGCCATTCTCAAGGGAACGGCCTTCCATGGCGGCGCGGCGGTCAACATGCGGCAGAAGATCGAAAGCCACGTTGACCTGCCCGTTGCGGATATCGTCGACGCCGCCCGCGCCGCCTTCGATCAGGCCACGCATGGCGAGTATCAGTTGTCGGCCGAAGAGCAGTCGCGGGGCGCGGCGATCGTGCTTGGCGAGGCGATCGACGACACGTTGGATATGGTCCACGTCCACGCCAGGCAGCAGGCGCCCGACTATCAGCCCGTGCTGGTCGAAGAAAAGCTGCGGATCGTACTGCCCAACGCTCCGCGCGATCTGCTGGGGATCATCGACCTGGCAGACGATCAGGATCGAGTCATTGACTTCAAGACGGCCGGCAGGAAGAAGAACCAGGCGGACGCGGACGATTCGGTCCAGTTGACCGTCTATGACGCTGCGTTCCGTGTCCGGTTCGGCCGCGCTCCCAAGGAGGTCCGTCTCGATGCGGTCATCCAGACCAAAACCAAGACGGAACGCCAGGTCGTTGCCTCCGATCGTAGCGGCGACGACTTCAACGCGCTGGCCAACCGGATCAACGTCGTCACTGCCGCCATCGAGGCTGGCAGCTTTCCGCCAGCCACGCCAGGCGCTTGGTGGTGTGGCCCTCGGTGGTGTGGCTATCACTCCACCTGCCCATTCGTCAATTCAGCACGGTCCCGCAAAGAGCAAGGAGATTGATCACCATGGCTTACGCTCAAGAAGAAGACGTTATCGATGTCACCTCCCGCCAGTTGGCGTCCGCTCAGAATCTGCCGCCGGACCTGATGCTGTTGAAGATGGAAAACGAAAGCATCATGGCCGTGGCGCGAGCCGTGCCGCGCGATCCACTAAAGATTGTGGCCCAGCTCAAGCAGCTGATCGACGCCTACCCTGCCGCGGCGGATGAGGCGATCTACTCGAAGCCCGTCGGCACGGTGACAGAGATTACCTGCCAATGCGGCATCAAGTACGAAGTGTCCTACATCGATAAGGACACGACCGTTTGCCCGGCCTGCGAAGCCAAGCCATCGCGGGACGCTCGCACAAGAAAGGTGAAGAAGTTTGCCGAGGGGCTGTCGATCCGGGCTGCAGAGTCGATCCGATCGATTTTCGGTTATACGCGCCTGGCGACCACGTGCGATATCCGTCCAGACGGATCGGCCAAGATTACCGGCGTGCTGGTCGACTACGCCGCCGGCAATGTCACCAGCGACGAGCGAATCGTATCGCCGTACTACAAGTCCAAGACCGGCGCGATGGTCAAGACGCCAGAGGACCGGTTCATCGGCGTTGTCGTGAAGGCGGAAAAGTCCAAGCTACGCCGGGATGTGATCCTGGACAGCACTCCGGCGATTGTCAAAGCCCTGTTCCGCGACGAGTGCGAAAAGAAGATGCTCGAGCTGGTCGCTCCGGAGGTGATCGAGCAGAAGATCCTGCCGGCCTTTCTGGAACGAGGCATTAGCGTCGAGCATTTGGAGAAGCTGGTCGGGCGGCCGCGCAAGCTAGGCTGGCGCGAGGAAGAGCGGCTCGAACTGCGGAAGATCCTGACCGCCCTCAAAAACGAGGAGACAACCGTCGCTGAGTTGCTAGCCGACCTGGACGACAAGTCGTCGGCGCCGACGGGTCCGGTCAAGGCGGACGATCTCACCAAGGGGCATAGCAACGGCAATGGAACAGCCGGCGGCACAACTGCGGCGGTGGAGAAGCCGGTCACCAATGAGCCGGCCGAAACTGCTCCAGAGTCCAAGCTGACGGAGACAGAAGGCGCATCGGTCGACGAGCTGGCCGACGTGCCTGAGACGCTAAACGGCATCACCGGCCTCGGTCCGTTGACGGAGTACTCCGTCGAGCGCGCCAAGTCGATCAAGGGTGAAGACGCCAAGCACCGCTTCTTTGCCATGGTCGGCAGCCGCCGCCAGGAGATCGAGGCGGAGCAGGCCAAGCGGAAGGCCGACAAGCAGAAAGGCGGTGCTTGATGCCGGCGGCCTACGATACCAAACCGCACCAATTCGATGCCCTGATGGCGTCTGTCTGTCCGCCTCGTTCCGACATTTTTGCGCGGCTCGATCGGTACCGCCTGGAGCACGCGCAGGACCTCGTCATGTGGAGGATGCTCCGTGAAAAGCAAGACGCAACTCAAGCCCCCATGTCCCCGCTGCCGCACGTCAAAGCACGTCCAAGAGCGCCGCGACGGCGATTACCAGTGCCAAAAGTGCGGCGGAATCTTTGATTCGGACAGCGAAGAGGGTGGGGATTACTTCACCGATCCGACGAAGCGTTTGGAAATGCAGGAGCGCAGCCGTGGCAAGAATCGACATTCGAGATAAGCGCGTTGGGTTGCTGACCGTTAAACGGTTCAGTGGCTACAGGCCCAGTGGGCTAAGAGGCTGGGCATTCAGCGTAAAACTCTGGCGTCCCGGATCGATCGACTTGGGTGGTCAATTGAAAAGGCGTTGACGACGCCCGCAGGTACCCAGGGGCGGAGGGTCAGGAGATGACATACAAGATGCCGCTTCCAATTGGCAAGCCGTTTATTCGCGGCGAGATCGTAGAGGTGTGTGACCGCAACTTAAGCGTCATGAGTCGAGTAAAGGTTCATCGCGCTGGAAAGCGGATTGTCAGACTGGTCGACGGGCGAACTTTTAGGGCAAGTGATGGGTGGTATGTAGGACATCGTGCGTGGCCGTTTCCTTCAATCCGACATGCCACTGGAAGGGACGGGTAAGACGATGAGCGTGCCAGTCAAATACTGCCTGCTGGTGAAAGCTGCGGACGATCCCGAGGCGTTCGCCAAGATCCATCCGGTCATGCATGACAACATCCATGGAGGTCACTTCGCTGTCTTTCCCTGTAACCACGAACCGCCATGCCGGGATCTCGGCAAGGAAGAGTTTCACCAACTCATGAATCGTTTCCGTGAAAAACCAATCCCTTCTTCGATCTGAAAGGCAAAGCACCATGGCAACCATCATCGACGAAATCACCGCTCAAAACGTGGGCCCGGTCGAACATCTGTCCCTGCCGGTACCCGCTGGCGGCGGTGTGATCGAGATCACCGGCCGCAACGGCGCCGGCAAGAGTGAACTGATTGATGCCGTCGGCGCCCTGGCCGGTGGCAAGTGCGACGTCACGCGCCGCGACGGCACTCAGGAGGGCAAGCTCTCCGGCATGGGTGTCACGATCCGTTTCCGCGGCCGCGTCAGTCGCTCCGGAGAACTCGAAGCGGAAAGCCTCGAAGGGAAGCTGTCGCCGGCGGACCTGGTCGATCCCAAACTGAAAACCCCGGAAGCTGCTGACGAGCGGCGGATCAAGGCGCTGCTGCAGTTGGCTGGCGTGGAAGCCGACGCCACCTTGTTCCACGAATTGGTCGGCGGCCAGGCGGAGTTTGAGCGGCTGGTCACCCCGTCGGCCATCGAAACCGATGACTTGATCCTGATGGCCAGCCGGATCAAGCGGGACATTGAAGGCAAGGCCCGCGCGGCAGAGGCGACGGCCGAAAACGCCAAGGCCCGCTCCGACGCCGCCCGCAAGGCAGTCGAGTCGATCGACCTTGAAGTGCCCGACGATCAAGCGACGCTCCAGGCCGCGCTCGAACAGGCCATTGCCGCCGACGCCAAACTCAAGGCCGATGCCGAGGCGCGTCAAACGGCGATCGACAAAGCGGCCACGGCTCGTGCGTACCTTTCTGATGCCGAGGCGGAGTACTCTGGGCCGACCGTCGATCAAGCCAAGCAGGAAGTCGATGCGGCGACCAGGGAACGTGACGCGGCGGACAGAGCGTTCGAAGAGGCCAAGCAGCGTCTGGAAGCCGCTCGGGTTCGCTACAACCTCGCCCGCTCCGACTTGCAGACCGCGGAAGGCCATGCCAACACGATCGCCAGTTGGCGGACGCAGATCGACGCCGCGGCCAACGTTCAGCCGGTCGATCCGGCGGAGCTGGCAGCCGCTCGCGATTCCGTGGTCAAAGCTCGAGAAGCTGTCGAGCGTGGCGCCGTCGTCCGCAACGCCAAAGCGCAATTGAAGGCCGCGGAGGCATCGCGCGAAGAGGCGCGGCAGAGCCAGCAGCAAGCCGAGTTCCTCCGTAGCTGTGCCAAGGGAACTGACGACGTCCTGTCCTCTCAGGTTGGCAAGCTCAATTGCCCGTTGACCGTCAAGACGATCGACGGCAAGACGCGGCTTGTGCTGCAGACCGGCCGCGGCGAAACGTTCTACAGCGACCTTTCCCATGGCGAGCGTTGGACGATCGCGCTCGATATCGCCATCGCCGCCGTTGGTGAGCGCGGCTTGATTCCCGTTCAACAAGAGGCCTGGGAGTCGCTCGATTACGAGCACCAGGTGCAGATCGATAAGCAATGCCGCGCGGCCAAGGTTTGGCTGGTAACTGCCCGCGCCAGCCGCAAGGGAGAGTCCAACGAACTGCGGGCGGAGGTATTTTCCTGATGAGCAACAACAGTGTTTACGAAGTCGTCTGCGATGAGTCGACAGAGGACCGCCTGGTGATCAGGGACGTAGGCGACCATCGCCAAGTGTTGACCATCACCAACGATGCGGAGCGCGTTGTTGACGAGCTGCGGTCGATGGGCGCACTGCCGCCAGGCCGCCGGTTGTTCTATTACGACTCGCAAGGCGAGCTCGATGAGATCGTGGTCAATGATCACGGGTTTGTTTGCTTTGGACCTGGCGGGGAATGGTGACCGATGGCCAGCCCCCTGCGCAAGGCACGTTTACTACTGGTATCTGAGGTATTGAAGGAGAGACTTGTGGAACTAAATCAGCAATTCAACGAGTGGGGCATCGTCGAAGTCATGGGCCACCAGCGGTACGCCGGCCACATGACCGAAGAGACGATCGGCGGAGCGAGTTTTCTGCGCGTCGATGTGCCGGAGATCGAGGGCCGGCCCGCCTTCACGAAGATCATCGGCGCCGGCGCCATCTTCGCCATCACGCCGACCACCGAGGACGCAGCCCGGGCCGCGGCGTATCGGTTCCGGTCGGTAGCCTTCGAGTCGTTCTACCTGACCCCGGCGGTTGCCGCGCTGCCCGCGCCGGTCGGTGCGCCTGGCGACTTCAACGATGAGGACTTTGACGAGGACGACGATCTGCCGATGTGAGACTTCGCCCGGTGGAGAGAACCGGGCAACTGCATCGCATAGCCAGGCTGGGACCTGGTGGGACTGGCTGCGGTCCCGAACCCGAGCGTAGCAGCCGGGCGAGCAATCGCCGTCGGACGTTAACAATGGGACTGGTCCGGTTCGATTCCGGAGCGATGCACTTGGAACACGCCCGCGACTGATGCGGGACAGGACGACAGGACGCTGGAAGCGCGGGCCAGGGCGGCCTAAAGGGATTGCGATGGCAACAAACCACATCGTCATGTTCTCAGGTGGCACGGGCAGTTGGGTAACTGCACGGCGCGTCGCTGCACGCGTCGGAACGTCGGGTATGACGTTGCTGTTTGCCGATACGCTTATCGAGGACGAGGACACGTATCGCGGTCTGATCAAAATGGCCGCCAATGTTTTCGGGCGGTCGGTTCATTGGGTTGCTGATCTATCGCGCCAAGCCTTGGCTTTGACACCCGTAGAGGCCGATGATCTTCCGCGCCGCAAAGCCGAGTTGGCTGCATTGCGTGAGGCAACCAAAAAGCGTATCCCGCAACTGGCCTGGATCGCCGACGGCCGTACTCCCTGGGAAGTCTTTCGAGATGAGCGGTTCATCGGCAACACCCGCATCGACCCATGCTCAAAGATCCTCAAGCGGAAGTTGATGGATCGCTGGCGCGACGAGCATTGCGACCCGTCCGAAACGGTTTGCTATGTCGGCATCGACTGGTCGGAGTCTCATCGCTTCACCGGTGGCGCCGGCAAACCTGGAATTCGCGCCCGAATGGCTGCCATGGGGTGGACGTTCGAGGCGCCGCTTTGCGAAAAGCCGTGGCTGATCTCTCAAGACACCGACCGAATGTATGCCGAGGCCGGCATCCGTAAGCCGCGGCTATACGTCCTGGGGTTCCCGCACAACAACTGCGGCGGCTTCTGCGTGAAGGCCGGGCATCGCGCCTTCAGACTGCTGCATCGCGTGCTGCCACAGCGGTTCGCCTATCACGCCGGCCAAGAGCGGGAGGCCATGCAAGCGATTGGAACAGATGCGACAGTACTTCGAGACAGGGACCTTGGAGCGTCAACCAGGTTGACGCTCCAAGACTTTGCGAAGCGATGCGCACAGCCGGAATTATTCGAGCAAGCCGATGAATTGTTCGGAGAGTTTGGTGGCTGTGGATGCGCGATCGACGATGGCGCGGGGGACGACAACACCAATCAACGGCCGCAACGTCCGGACGAGGCGGCACGCGCTAGCCGGAGCGCGTAGCCGCCATTTTTGTTCTGAGGGAGCTACATGGCTGGTGACTGGATCAAGATGCGTGGATGCTTGTCGGATGAACCGGAAGTCATTGCCATTGCCGCGGCGACGGGCATCGAAGAGGACGCCGTTGTAGGCAAATTGCTTCGCATCTGGTTTTGGGCCGATCAGCACACGACAGATGGTAGCGCAGCGCGCGTGACGAAAGTTTGGATTGATCGTTGTGTCAGCGCTGCCGGATTCGCTGATGCGATGATTGAAGTGGGCTGGCTGCGAGTCACAGAGCACGGAATTCAGATACCAGATTTCGAGAAGCACAACACCGAAACTGGTAAGAAGAGAGCACTTGCGGCGAATCGTGCCGCGAAAGTGCGTAGCGCACACCGTTGCGCAACGCGCGCTACGAAAAGCGCACCTACAGAAGAGAAGAGAAGAGAAGATATAGAAGTATCTAACGATACTTCTAACCCCCTAAAGTCCCCCAAAGGGGACGATTCCGAGGCTGGCTCTCCCAAGGCGAGTAAGCGATCAGACGCCCAAAGCGACGCCCCACCCAAAGCGGCGAAGGGGAGCTATCCGAAAGCGTTCGAGGCGTGGTGGAAGTGCTACCCGTTGAAGGTCGGCAAAGAAGCCGCGCTTAGGGCCTGGACGAAAGCCGGTAAACGCCTCCGGGCGCAAGGCATGACCCAGATCCAAGCCGTCGAGCGTATGCAAACCGCGGTGGAAGTGTTTGCAGCGAGCCCCAAAGGCCGTGGAGATTTCTGCCCAAATCCAGCCACGTGGCTCAATCGTGGCAGTTACGACGATGACCCGAAAGCCTGGTTGGATCGCAATGGCGAATCCAATGGCAAGCACGAGCGCAGCAGTCTCGACCTGCGCACACTCGACCTAGGGGAAGGCGATGACTGACCGAGAGTTCACGGAGTGGTATGCGCACCACCGGGCTAGCTTTCCAGGCATCGACCGCTGGCTCACCAAGCTCGACAAGGACGCTCAGCACGATGACGACATGCGATCTGCCGACGTGCTGCGACGTTGGCGGGCATGCCTGCGGGACGTGGACCAAGCCGACGCCAAGGCGGCCACGGATGCCATGATGCGTGGCGACCTGGATGAGCCGCGAAGTTGGGACAGCCATCCGAAGGCCATTCGCCGCGCCGCCATCGGCCGCCGCGCCGATCGGAAAATTGCCGCGCACGGCGGAGGCCCGACGAAGTACCGCACAGACGAAAACGGCGAAACCGTCGCCGTGTATCACTGCCCGGAATGCCTCGATGATGGACTGATTCTCGTCTGGCATCCGACGTCGATGGAAGCCATGCGCGAGGGCACGTTCGGCCGACCGCGCACGGTGTATCAGTGCGGCGTGCGCTGCCCTTGCGACATCGGCCGTAGCCGTTGGAAAGGCGTGCCGGTGGAGTTCGATGCGTCGCGCATGGTCCGCTGCCAGTATCACCCGACGCCAGAGGACATCGCGGCGCTGCGGTCACACATCGAGGGGGAGAGCATGGGCACCATCTGGCAAGGTGGAGCGGAGTTTTGAGTATGCAACGCATTCTCGCACTCGATCCAGCCGCACATTGCGGCTACGCGCACACCAGCGGCGAGCGTGGGGTGTGGCACCTCAAAGACGGCGACGCCCGACTGGTTGACCTGTTCCGCCAGATCATTACATGTGCCGAGTTCAATGAGGGCATTGACCTAATCGCCTTCGAAGATGCCAGTTTCGGGAGCATCAACCCCAACACGCAGGCCATGCATAACGAGCTGCGCGGGATCATCAAGTTCGCCGCGGCACAGCTCGGCGCCAAGACGGTCGTTTACCACCCGACAACGATCAAGGCATTTGCCACTGGTAGTGGCCGCGCCGACAAGGAGCAAATGATCCGGGCCTGCAAGACCAGGCTCGGCATCGAAACGCGCGACGACAACGTGGCCGATGCGTGCTTCATCCTTGAGATGGCCAAGCAGGGCTACCGGCCGCCAATCTCCGCGAAGAAGCGAAAGCAGAATCTGCGACGAGCAGTCAGAAAGCAGAGGGGTCTATTTTGACCCAGAGAAAAGCGCTGTTACCACCCAAGGTAGTACCCTTCGACTTGACTAAAAACTACAGCGGAGCGCCATTTTAATTTCATTACGATGCGTTCATGGATGCCACCGAGCCGATCGACGACCAACAGCCGGGGGGTTCGGGGGGAGCCTCCGACCTGGAGCCGGTGACCACTCGCGATATGCGAATGCTGGAACGGGCCGTCCGGGAGCGCTGGAACATTCCCGAGGAGGCACGCCGCGGCTTGCCGCAATGGGCCTGGGAGTTGATCCGCAGCGACAAGTCGACGCAGCGAAACAAGCTGGCCGCGGCTCGCGTGCTGGCCATGCTGGACCGGTTGAACCTCGGGCAGGAAGTGCACGACGATCCGGCGACGGTGATTCATGAGCACAGTCACACGATCAAACTCTCCGACGACGAGCGACGGCGGCACATCGAGGCCATCATGCAAGAGGCCGGAGTCGCCATCGACGTCGCGCATTACGAGGCGGCAGATGCTGGGACTCACGGCCGGGACAGCAGCAGCGGAACTGTTCAAACGGCTGCAATCTCTGCCCGACGAGGAATTGCTCAGGCTGAGCCCGTTGCCGCCAGCCCCTCCGCCGGAACCGGAGGACAAGCGGCCGAAAGCCCCGATCGAGCTGGCCCGGACAGTATGGGGCCCGCAGTGGAAAGACGCCCCCCACCTGGACCTGCTGAATCGGAAGCTGGTGGACGTGGCGAACAAACGCCTCCGCCGGCTGTTGATCACGATGCCGCCGCGGCACGGCAAGAGCCTGTTGACCTCGGAGAATTTCCCAGCCTGGTACTTGGGGACCAATCCGAATCATCGGGTGATCTTGGCCAGCTATGAGGCCGATTTCGCCGCGAGCTGGGGGCGCAAAGCCCGCGCCATCCTCGAAGCATACGGCAAGGCGCTGTTCGACGTTGAAGTCAGCCGCGGATCCTCGGCCGCCAACCGCTGGGGCCTGCAGGGCTATCGCGGAGGCATGGATACCGCCGGCGTCGGCGGCGCGGTTACCGGCAAGGGCGCCGATCTCTTGATCATTGATGACCCGCTGAAAAACTCCGAAGAGGCCAACAGCTTCACGATTCGCCACAAGATCTGGGACTGGTACCGCTCGACGGCCTACACGCGGCTCGAGCCGGACGGATGCATTGTGCTGATCCAGACGCGTTGGCATTCGGATGACCTGGCCGGCCGGGTGATCAAAGAGGCACGTCGCGATGGCGAGGATTGGGAGATCCTCAATCTGCCGGCGATTGCCGGCGCAAACGACATCCTCGGGAGGTCACCAGGACAAGCCCTCTGGCCGGAGCGGTTCAACGTCGAACGGTTGCAGAAGATTCGCCGCACGGTCGGCAGCTACTTTTGGAGCGCTCTGTATGATCAAAACCCAACTGACGAAGAAGGCGGACGCGTCAAGCGCGAGTGGTTCCGCTTCTGGGAAATCCTCGGTGACCATTACCGCTTGCGGCGCCCCGACGGCGAGGGCTACCAGGCCATTTTTCCTGTTCAAGAATGTCAACGCGTCATCACCGTCGACTGTGCCGGCTCCAGCGAGGATGTGACCAAAGAGCGTCAAGGCAAAGCGCCCAGCTATTCGGTGATCAGCGTCTGGGACTATCACCGCGGCAATGGCTGGCTGCTGTGGCGCGACTGCCGCCGCGGCCGCTGGGAGTTCCCCGAACTGTGCCACCAGCTCGACGAAATGTATGACCTGCACCTGCCGGAGTGGGTTGGTATCGAGGACGAAAAGACCGGCCGCGCGCTGTTGCAGAATCGCCGCCGCCTGCCAACACGAGCGCTGAGCCATGAAGGCAAAGACAAGCTCGCCCGGGCTGGCACGTTCCTTAACGATTTCGAACAAGGCAAGGTACACTTCCCTGCCGAACGCCCGCCGTGGTCACAGACGCCCGACGACGATGGGCTTTGGTGGCGAGATCATGCGGAAAACGAGCTCACCAGTTGGACCGGCGGCAAGGATGAACCGTTCGACATGGGTGACACCGCAGCGTATGCCGCGCTGCACGTCGACCGCAGTTACCTCCAGGGAGATCTCATCATCGACGGCGGTCCGATCATCGGAGGCATTTACTGATGATCTCCCGCCTCTCCATGGTCGGCACGTACTACCTCGATGGAAAGCCAGCGGTGATCCTGCAACTGTTCAATCAGGATCTGCATCAGCTCATCGATCATGAGGCCGCGCAGCGATTTTCCGGCGCCCTGTTCGACAGTGGTTTCTTTGGCGCGCTATCGATCGACAACGTAAGCGCGCCCGACGGCCAGCGAGGCGTCTACCAGGCGGCGCTGCACCATCCAACCTGGGACCAGCAGCGCGCGTTATGGCTGCTGCCGAGACGCGCTCATATCGCCAGCGCATCCGCAATGCTCGGCGTGGCCGAGCTGGGGAACTGAAAACCCCACACCTGCCGGCAAAACTTCTGGATCACCCCCGCATCGTCGTTGGTGACGTCGAAGGTGAATCGATCCTCGCGGACAAAGCCGGTCGACCCGCGGACGATCTGCATGCCGATACCCGCCCCATACTGGACTTCCGCCAACACCAGGTCATCGACGTACAGATGTTCGTCTGGCGTGCTGACTACCAGTTGCAATTCGAAGTCCTCGGGAAACGTGTCGGGCATGGTCACCCAAGCGAACAGGAACGCCCACCCGGTCGGCAGCTGATCGGCTTGCAGGTCGATCTCCTCGCCGTCCACCACCGCTTGCGTGATGCTCCAGGTGATGCCGGCGCCCGTGCCGGTCATGAGCGTGGTATCGTCGCTGCCGATGGCCGAGCCGCCCGGCACGTTATAGAGCGTGAGCGTATACGTGTAATTCGGCGCGCTGCCGGACCGCGTAACGGTGACGCACTCCAGGCCGGTGCAGGCCCGGATCGCCGCTTGCACCGCCGCGGCGGACGCCGCGACGTCAATGGCCGCCGTGGTCTGTCCGAGCAGTGCGACGGTGTAGGTGCCACCCAGGCCAGTGCCATCGAGCGCATAGGTCTGGATCTGCGGCACCGGAGTCAGCGGAGTGTAGCCGGTCCCCTTGCACCGCAGCCGGAAGCGCGACGTGCTGGCGGCGGCGGCCGACTTGACCCAGGCCCCCAGCAGGTACATGCGATTGCCGACGATGCTTGTCCCCAGACCGGTAAACGTCTGGCTCAGCGTGCCGCCCAAACCAGCCGCGGCGAACTTGAGCCCCCGATCGCCGTGCCAGAACTCGCCGCTGGTAGTCGCGAGCGTGAAATCGGTGCCAGCCGTGCCGGCGTCCACATCCCAGCTATCGGGCGTATGCGCCACTTCGGCCGCTTCGAAATCTGTATTCGCTAGCAGCCCGGCGGCATTGGCAACGGTGAACTCGGCGATGTCGCCGCTCCCCTCGTTGGTCTCGATGCCGTGTTGGGTATGCTCGACGCCGCCCGTCCAGCGAAAGCTCTCCGAGCCCTCGTCGATGCCGTCGGTGGCCGCGTCGCGCGTGCACACCAGCAGCATCGTCTCGGTCGTGTTGGCCAGCTCCGATCGCACGCGCCGATAGTCCGGGCAGGCCAGCATGGAGAGGCCAGGCCGTCGGCCAGGCGAAGTGACGCCATCCAGCAGCGTGGTGGTCAGCACGCGACCGTTGCCGGTGTTGAGGCTGTTGTCTCCGCCGGAGTTGACGCCGCCGATGGTCACCGTCGAACGGTCGAGAGTCTCGCCATCGAGGATCATTTGGTGATGCAGCAGCGGCAACACCTCGGTAATGTCCTCGCTCACCGCGCCGATTTCCTCCAGCACTTCCTCCCGCAGTTGTAGCCGCGCCGTAGCCAAGGCCGCCAACTCGGCCCGCCGCTGGACGTGCTGCTGCGACCACGATTCGACGGTACCGGCCAGGCCGTCCACCAGCAGGTCCAGGTCGGCGGCCTGGAAAGGCTCGATCAGATCCGTCAGGTCGGCGCTCAGGTCGCGGCCGTCGGTGCGCTGGAGGTTGTAGTGCTTGGCAGCCTTGCCGACGTGAGTAAACAGGCCGCCGTTGGCGGAATCGTAGTCGAGCATGAAATTCACCAGGAGGAGCATGGAGACGCGGGCGCTTGTCACCGCCTCGGCGCTCGCCGTGAGGGTCAATGGAGAGAACGATAGGAGCGACGTAGCGGAAAGAACGCCTGCCGCGGAGCCGGTAAGGCCGCTGATGATGGACGCAGAGGCAGTCGAGGCAAAGACACCCTCCGCCGCGCCAAACAAGCCCAGGGGGTCGAGGACGATGGTGGCCGTGCTGGCCAACACCCCGTCGGCGTGGCCGGTCAAGCCCACCTCGTCGGTCGTCAGGTCCGCGCCGGGGGTGTCAAACGCGCCATCGGCCTGACCGGAGAGCAGGTAGGACGAGAAGCTCAAGCGGCCGACCGAGTCGAACACACCTTCACCCGAGGCGGACACCGGAACGCTTGCCGCGAGAAATGCAGAACTGGAAAACAGGCCCTCGGCCGAGCCGCTTAAATCGTCGGCTGCAAAGGGCCACTCGATCCCGTCGCCGCCGTTCCAGAGCGCCGCCTCTTCGTCGGCACTTAAGGCCCGGTTCCAGAAAATCAGCTCGTCCCATTCAGTTAACGCTAGCCGGAACGGTACTCCGAGATTCGGAACGCCTGCGTACGGAATTACCCCCGGCGACGAATCATTGTTGACGCGGGTCGACATTTCGCCCGCGGTCAAGTCGGCCTTCACGATCAGCAAGCACCATGCGCCGGATGTCAGGGGAGCAATGCCCGACGAGCCCGCGAACTCAGAGTAGCTGGTGTTGACGTTGTGGGCGGTGAGGTTGTATGTGTAGCTCGGCCCCGCGCCGGCGCGCGTCGCGGAAAGATACCACTCGTAATCATAGAGGGTCGAGTTGGAGAACTTACCGCAGAGCGGTGTTGTCGCCGCTGAGACGGTGGACATTCTCACCCAGGCGGCCATCGTCCATGACGAGGCGGAGAAATCCATGTCGATGTCGGCGTCGGCGGCGTCAGCGAGGCCGGTCAGACCTCCCTCGTGCAGTTGCAGCGACTGCCCGAATTTTCCGCTGCCGACGGTACCAATGGCAGTGGTTGTGTGTAGTGCCGCGGCCGTGATTTCACAGATCTGGTCGGTGCCGTCCGGATCTTCCATTTTCCAGACATGGATGACGCCGAAGGTCAAGTTCACAGCCAGCGACAAGATTCCTTGGCTGTCTAGAGATCCCGCCGCATTGCCGGACAGCGAAACAGGTCCGCCGCTGCCACCTCCCGTACTGGCAGGCACTGCTCCGTGCGGAGTCTCGCCGATCGCGCCGAAGCCGGGCATGGGCTACCTCTTCACTTTGGTGACGGCGGCCTTGCAGACCCATTGCGACGGGTTCATGCCGTTGCCGGTGATCGTGAGGACCACATTGCCACCCGAGGCGGCAGCCGAGATGCCCGTCAGCATGCCGTTGACGTTATTGCCGATCTCGCCATCGAGGTGCACCGACGCGTCTCCAGCCAGTCGCTCGCAGAATGCATAACGCCACCAATGCCCGGAGCCGCCGCCGTCTTCGGTGGCCACGGCCTTATACTCGATCATCACTGCCGAATGCGTCTCAATCGGGATCGTCAAAATCGCGGTCGGCGTGTCGTCCGCCACGGCGACAAAGCCCTCGTAGGTCCGCTCAGCCGGTCCTCCTTCGATGAGCCAGTTCACGCCGTCGCTGACCAGGTGCAGGCAGGCATGCTGCACGGAAAGCGTATACGTCGTCTCGCCGTTGATCGTCTCCGTGCCATTGGCATCGACGGTGACCAGGTTCTCCGAGTTGGTTTTGATGATCGTGTACTGCTTGCCGGCGCGGCCGACAGCCGTAGGCAAGTTGATGGTGGCCGCCGCGGTGTTGGCGATCGACACGACGCGGTCGAAGTCATCGAGCGTGGCCGTGGCGGAGAGCGCCCGATAGTGGGCACTCACGAATCGCGCCGGCAATGAACAGAACACGTCCTTGGTGCCGGCCGAGAAGTTGACCAGCGCGTTGACATTGCTACTGGCGATCACGTTGCGGCTGAGCGTGTCGGGAGTGGCATCGGTAATGGTGCCGTAGCCGCACTCCCACTCGTCGGCCGACTGGTGGGCGATATAGTAGAACACCGAGTCGCCCGAGGCGAAGCGGTCCATGAACGCCTCGAAGCCGCTGGCTGCTCCGGCCAGACTGAGCGTGCCCGTGCCTGTGGTGGTGCTGGTTTCTTTGACGCGATCGGCGATCTTCATGATTGCTCCGCCGCCGGCACTCTGAGCCGGCGGTTCAAGAGAGTGCACACGTAACGAGGCTCCGAGCCACAGCTATTCCGCCGTCCAATCGATCTCACCGGCCTTGAAGCGGGGAATGTCGCCGGTGTTGACCAGCCGGGAGCTGGTGAGCTGACCGCGGCCGTAGTACGTGCCGCCGCTGGCCGCCGAGTGCAGCGAAAACCAGGTGATCGTGCCCCACGAACCGCTAGCCTCGTCGAAGTCTACCGCCGACGTGTTGGCGGTCACTCCGACCCCGCCGCTGTTGCTGGCCGCGTTCCATGTGTTGCACGCCTTGCGGGCGTAGCCGTTGCCCACCGGCTCGGCAATCGAACCACCGTTGGCCGCGGGGTCGGCAGTGGACAGGCCGATGTAGATGTTGGTCGGCACGCTCATGGCCAACACCTTCATCACGTGATCGAGCATGTCCTCATGGACGGCATCGCTGAACTTGCCCGAAATAGACAAGTCCAAATCTCCGATGCCAAACGTCGGCACGTCGCCGGTGCCCACCGCGCGGCTCGTGTCGAGTGTGCCGTGCCAGAGCATGTTGCCGCCGCTGGAGGCGTCCCAAATGGTCCAGTGGGTCACCGTGCCCCAAGAGGCGGTCGCTTCCGGAAACGCGATCTCCGCCGCGTTGGCAGTCCGCGCGGCGCCGGTGCTGGTGGCCGCCGAATCCCACGTGTTGCAGAGCACGCGGGCATAGGCGCCGGCCCCCGGCTCGGCATTGCCGCTGGCGTCGTCCAAGGGATCGGCAGTCGACAGGCCGACGTACAGGTTGGCGGGCACTCCGAACGAGGCCACCTTGAAAAAATGATCCAGGAGCTTGCGCTCCAGGTATGCGGACAATGAGCCGGCCATAGGCCAAAACCCCTTCCGAGTCGTTGGAAAGTAAGAACTTGGTTTTGAGCCTAAAAGTGCCGGTGACTAAAAACTAGGTTGTCGGGATTGGCCCGCGCGGGGGAAAGTGGCCTGCATACGAACCACGTGGCTATGGCGCCATCCCGCAGCGAGCTATGGCAGCATTCCGTCAGACGGCCTTGAAGCCAGCCCGATACAAGTTCTCGGGCGTCCAGAAACAACTCACCGGCGAAGAGCTGGGGTTGTACGTCGCAGGCACGCGCAAACTCATCGCCGCCGGCTACCGGCCGCCGCTATTGTTGGAGCATGCAGCGCCTGGCAGCTCCGAAGGGCAGCCGCGGCAATTCTCCGTGTTCACCGCTACGCTGAGCGAACGCGAGAAAAAAGCGCTGGAGCTGGAAAACAGCCGCGGCTACCTGGCGGACATCTTTCAGGACGCCGACGGTGCGCTGGGCTACGAGCTGGAGGTCACCGACCCCCAGACGGCCGAGCAGTTCGCAAACGGCAGCCTGAAATTCACCTCGCCGGAACTGCGACCGCTGTGGCAGGACGGCGTCGGCGGCCTCTATCCGTTCACTCTGGGGCACGTCGCTGTGACGCATCGCCCTCGTAACCCGAATCAGTCAGACATTCTCAAGCTGGGCGAGGGCTCTTTCGCCGGTCCCGTCCAGTTTTCGCTTGCTGACATGGAGGACGATATGGCGTTCGACGATGAAGAGCGCGACGACGACGCGGCCAGCAAGAACACCGATGACACTCCCGTCGAGTCCAAGGGAGACGCGGATCCGCCCAAGCAACCGGAGCCGCCGGCCGAGCCGGAGAACCCGGACATGCCGCAGACGAACCTGCAGGAAATGCAGCAGTTCGAGGCGCTGTTGGCTCATCTGACCGAGCATGGCTTTGCCCTGCCGGCTGGTACGACGATGGAGAACCTCGTCGAACGGCTGTTGACGGCCTTGATGACGGCCAGCGCTGCCAAGCAGAAGGCCGACGAACAGGCCGCCGCCAAGCAGGATCGAGACGGCGGCGACCTCAAGGGCGCGATCGAAGAGACGCCGCCGGCCATGCTGTTCAGCGTGGATGACGTAGCGAAGCTGCCCGCCGCCGTGGCGGAACTGGTGACCCTCAAGGCACAGTTGGCCGCCGACAAGCTCAAGGGCCTGGTGAACCGCCGCGCGATCACGCCGCACGCCTACGAGCTGCTCACGTCTGGCAAGGCGATGCAGTTTTCCGCCGACGGGAAGTTCGCCAAGACGTTCGACCTCGCCGACCTGGCGGAGATTTTTGAGGAGGCATTCCCGGACGACGCGATGTTTCCGGCGCGGCAATTCTCGCTCGATGCCCTGCCTGGCACTGCCGAGGATCAGCATCCCAAGGGCGAGGCGTTTTTCCAGCCTCCGAAGAAGCCCGGTGAAGATATCGACGACGCCAGGGCCGACGAAATCGCGGAGGCCCAGACCGCCAGGTTCAATCAGCCGATCGGCGTTTAACGGGCGCGCGGCGTCCGAGTCACGATTCACCAACGACAGCCTTTCAACAATACGAGGGCCACCAATATGAGTTTGTACGGCATTCAGCCCGGTATCGCGGCCGCGAATGAAACCGCGGAGCGAAACATCCTGTGGGGGCGCCGCGAGCAGATGGTGGAAGAGGGCGTTGTCATCGGCTCGGCAGCCGTCGACAGCGGCAACACCCCCACCACGCAACTCCGCGCCGGGTTGATTCTGGGCAAGAAGGATTCGGACGGGCTGTACTACGCCTATGATCCCGACGCCACTGACGGCACTCAGTTCGCCGAGGGCGTGTTGCTGGAGGGGCTCAACATGCTCGATCCGTCCGGTACCGCCGTGGCCCGGACTGCCAGCATCCTGGTCGGCGGCCGATTGCGCGCCGCAGGCCTGGTGAACGTCGACGCGCAGGCCCGGGCGCAGATGACGGCCACCGGCCGCTTCATCTTCGACGATGACGTGCCGTGCGCCGCCGGCTTCCTGTTGCGGCCGCGGCAAGTGGCGCCCAAGGCGACCCACTATACCGTTGTGGCCGCCGACAACGGCACGCTGTTTCTGGCCACGGCGGCGGCCAACTTCACCTTGCCGGCGCCGGCGGTTGGCCTGTCGTTCATGTTCGCGCAGACGGCAGACGCCGATATGGCGATTTTGTCGGCTGGCTCGGCGGACGACATCGTGCACAAGGGAGATGCCGCCGCCGACTCCGTCACGTTCAACACGGCCGGCCAGAAGATCGGCAGTTGTGCGATCGCCACCGCCGTGTACACCGCAGCCGGTACGCTCAAGTGGCTCGTGCTGAATCTCGGCGGGACCACGGCAACGGTCGCCTAGAGAGGTTGACCACGGAAGGGACCAAGGCAGCTAGGGAACGCGACCCGAAAGCCCGGCGACCGCAGCCGGGCAAGCTGCTGCAAACCATGCGGATTTCAGCCAGGCGGACGGCCGGAGAAAAACACAAGTGGCAACTCTCACCCTCGGTGATGTTCTCAATCCGAAGGCAGTCAACAAGGCGATCAGTCGCCTCAAGGTGCGGAATACGCGCTTGCAGAATTTCTTCGGCATGGGGCTGGGCGGCCCCAACGTCGAAGGCTTCGGCGGGCGCGACTTCTTTTGGGATATCTACGACGATATCCGCAAGGTCGCCACGGCGCGCCACCCAGGCCAGCCGTCGGCGCGGATCGAAGCCAACCCCGTCGGCGAGGTCCGCGGGGCGTTTCCTCGCGCGGCCGAAACCGTGCTGATCTTGCATGAAAAGGTGCACAACCTGCGCTCGATCGGCGGACCCGTCGGCGTGCTCGACGGGCGCGGCATCAACTACATCAACCGCCAGGAGCGGACCCTGAAGCAGCGGTTCACGAACCTGCGCGAGTTCCAGGTGGCGGCCATGCTCCGCGGCAGTTACACGTACAGCCGCTCCGGCGACCTGTTGTTCCACGATTTCAGCGGCGGCACGCAGACGATCAACTTTCAAATTCCGGCGGCGTCGTTGGGCAACCTGGGAGGCATCATCGCCGCCAGCTGGGACAACGCCGCTACGGACATTCCGGGGCACATCGACGAGATCAACGCCCAGATGGAAATCGATCACGGCATGCCGTTGCAGCACGTGCTGATCAACTCCATCGGCATGAGCAACGTGCTCAATAACACGGCCGTCAAGGCGCTGGCCGGTACGGCCAACACCGTGTTCGAGCGATTCGACCAGATCGAAGGGACGACCGACTTCCTGATCGTGCTCAAGGGCATCCCGTGGCTCAAGTGGCACGTGATCAACGAAGTGCTCGACGTCGGCAGCAGCTACACCACCACGAAGCTGATTGCCGACACGCAAGCGACGTTCTTGCCCGATCCCGGCCCGGACTGGCTGGCCTATTACGAGGGCTCCGAAGTGGTCACCGAATACACCGGCGGACCGCAGGCGCTTCGCCAGGGAGGCTACTTCTGGCCCAAGCCGGTCGACGATCCCAGCGGCGTGGAGCTCAAGGGCATCCACAACGGCATTCCCGCCCTGTTCGTGCCGAAGGCCATCAAGACCGGAACGGTGGTGTTCTAGGATAGCCCCCCGTTTTCCCAGGAACTTCGCGGCGACGCGGGGCAGTGATGGCGGGCTCGGGTTCTAGGCCCGGCCCGCCTGTTTTTGTTGGAGAGACGCGTGGCGACGCTGCAAACCTACTGCACCCAAGAGGACGTCGAGGCCTTGCTCTCCGAATTCGGCGTGCTCGATCGCCTGGACGACGATCAGGACGGCACGGCGGACGCCGGCCTGATGACCGCGGGCATCGCTAAGGCCTCGGCCGACGTCAATCAGCGGCTGCTGCAGCGGTACGACGTGTCCCAGCTCTTGCTGTCCGATTGGGTGAAGTACTGCACCGCGCATCTGGCCACCGCCTGGCTGTGTCGCCGGCGCGGCCTGACGGTTCCCGAGGAGTTGGCGGCCGAGGTCAAAACGTACCTCGATGATCTCAAGCGGATCCGCGACGGGCACGACGATCTGAGCGTCAACGATGGCCTGGCACTTCCGAGCGTCGATAGCACGCCGACCGTCTCCAACATGATCGTCGATGGCCGCTACCGACGAAACAAGGTCCGCCGCGTGCCGAGCACCTCGTCAGGACAGCACCCCGCCGGCGGTCTGAACAATTACCCCGTTTACGATTTAGGGAGGGTTGAAAATTGAGAGCCAAACAGAAGTTCTCTGCTCCGATCATGTTCCCCGCGATGATCAGCAAGGCTGAAATCGCGGTCTACAAGGCACTCCGCGGCAAGGTGAACGTCGCTCCGCTCACGTTGGGCGACAAGGTCCACCCGCCGCGGTCCGTTCGTTTCCTCACCTTCGCGGGCAGCCTCGATGTGCAGACCGGCCTATATGTCGGGCACTACGGCCTGGAGCCCTTCGCGGGCGACGTGGCCGATGCCTCGATGTTGGCGGATCTCAACACCCTCCCGCGCGTCGACGGCACGGAGCCGACGCCCCAGGCCGCGGAGTAAAGCATGTCCTACACAGCCAACTACAAGCAGGTATTCACCGTCGGCGGCGAGACCGATCAGAGCGAGGTCAGCAAGAGCGGCACGAATCTGCTGCTGATCGACCGCGATGTGCCGGACGCCACCACGGATCTCGATCTGGGCGGCAGCCTCGATGTCTCCGCTTGCACGTTCTTCGCGGCGATTGCCGACGTGGCCATGACGCTGGAAACCAACGATGGCAGCGCCCCGGCCGACACGATCGCGCTGGCTGCCGGCGAGCCCTACGTGTGGCACGACTCGCTGGCAGATGCTTTCGCGCTGGCGACGGATGTGACCAGCTTTTTCGCCACCAACGCCAGCGGCAGCGCCGGCACGATCAAGATCAAGGGCTTGAGTAACAACCCCAACGTCTAAGCGCGTCATAACGTGACTACGATCTACGTGAGAGCAACCCGCCAGCAGCTCAAATCCGAGTTGCGGCGTCTGGTGTCGATCTTAAGCGGAGGCCAGCCCGACGAGGGCGGTATCGCTCACGGTTTCGCCATGCGCCTGGCGTATGCGCTGCTCTCGAAGGTGAAGCTCGCGTACATCGTCAAGGCACGCGGGGGTACCGACGAGTGCGGCATTTCCTGGCCGCCGCTCACGAAGCGTTATCTCGCCTATCAGCGCGGCCCCAAGAGCGATCGCACGGCCGGCGGTCTGTCGCCAGGTGGCAAAGATGGCTTCATGAGCCCGGGCGAGTTGGCTCAATGGAAGCGGGACTATGCCGGCGCCTTAACCTGGATGGCGGCCGACGAAGGGCTCAGCGAGGAAACCAAGCGCCGCGCGGCGGCCTGGGCCTGGAGCCGCGCCAAGGCCCGCGGCGTGCGGACCAAGCTCGATGTGTTTGGCAGCCGGGAGCATGAAATCCTCCGGGACCGGGACATACTGCTCAACTCGCTGTCACCCGGCGCGCTGACCGAGGCTGGCGCCGATGCCCACTACATCGGCCCGGATGGTCAGATCGTCGAGCATAACCCGGGCGAAGTAATCGTCGGCAGCTCGGTGGCCTACGCCGGCTATCATCAGCACGCCAAAAGCGAAAAGCGCCGGCGGCAGATCGTGCCGGAGCCAAGTCAGATCCCGTCGAGTTGGTGGCACTTCCTGGCCTCCGCCTCGACCTCCGGCATCGAGCAGGCGATTCGTCTGCTGCTGGGAGGGCGCGCTCGATGAGCATTGGCATTGGCGCACTGCTGGAAGCGGTGCAGGACGCCCTGCGAACTGCGCTGGTCCCCCACATTCCAGGCGAGGTTAGCGCGCAGGCTCGGAACTATGTCGGCGTCCATCCCGGCGGTCATCCGCCGGCCACGTTCGCTGACTGGTACGTGTCGATCGACGAAAGCAAGGTCGAAAGCACCGAGCATGCTTTCCTCCGCGAAGTGTTCTCGATCGACGTGTTTATCACGAAGCGGATGGGCAAGTTCGCGCAGGACCGCCAGAACTCGGCTTATCTGCAAGCGATCAACGGACTCGATCCGCTGGAAAGCACGATCAAGACGACGATCCATAACAGCCATGCTGTCCGAGCGGCCGCGTGCACCTTGGCCGGCGTTCCGTCGGCCGGCAACGGCGACATTTTTCAACATCCGCTGTGGTTTCTCGGGCGCGCTCGATCGATGCCCAAGGGGCCGGAGTGGGTTTTCAGCGAAAAGGCGACGGATCAATTCCTTGTCCGCGTGCTGCCATTCCGCGGCGGTACCCGAGTGCAAGCGATGGACGTGGCAACCTAACGAAAGGAATCCTCAATGGGACTCGGCATCTTCGCGCCCGGCGAATACGTCATGACCTACGACAGCGTTGCCGTGGGGCTTGTGACGAGTGGCGGCCAAAACCTCCGTTGGCGCTTCAAGGAAAAGGCGATTCAGGACACCAATCGGTTTGGCGACACCAAGATCGACGGCATTTACCGCGGGGTCAACGCGCTGCTGGCCGTCACCTTCAAGGAATGGAAGCCGGCAGTCCGCGCGGCCATCTGGCCCTGGTCGGCCAGCGGCACTTTCGATGGCACGCTGGGCGTGATTGGCCGTCTGGCCAGCGACGTCGCCAAGGTCATCACCTTGACACCGACGGCCGGCACTCCAGCCGCCACAGCCGGCCCGACGTTGTTCACGGCCAATCTGGCGAAGATTGCTCCGGAAAATGACATCAATCTGCTGTTCGGGCCAGACGAGCGGGATATCCCCGTGATCTTCGAACTGCTGCCGTACGACTCCAGCGGCACGATCCGGCTGTTTTCTATCACCCAGCCTTAAGCGCGGAGCGTGATGCGTGGACGGCGCAACAATCCGGTTCGTGCTCGAAGATGGAAGCGGACCGGGGAACACGGATTCTCCCACACCGCCGCCACTGCCAAGCGACGGCGGCAAGGGGAAACCTGCGCCGCCGCACGTGGGCCCCGGGGATGCGGCGGACGCGCCGCCAGCGGCGAAAAAAGGGGGGCCGGCCAGCGACGCGCCAGGTGTCGCTCCGGGGGAGGAGCAAGGTCCCGCGCCGGCCGCACGCGGCGAGATCCTGCAACTACAGCGCGAGATGCTCAAATTCCTGGGACACTTGCCAGGCATCGGCAGAGCGCTCGATCTGGCCAGTCCGCTGCTGGGCAATCAGTTCGTCTCCGGCGCGATCACCGATGCGCTGGCAGCCACGGTCAACTGGCTGCGCGGCGTCGAGCCAGGGCAGGCGGAACAGAGCAAGCCCACGGTTGCCGTGCCGGAGCCGATTGAGCCGGCTGATCCGGTCCAGCCGTCGCCTCCCGTCGAAGATCAGCCGCCGACTCGCTCTGTGCCAGAGTCCGACCAGCCACAGGCACCGCGCAAGCCGGACCCGAACCCGGAGCCGCCTCCGGCCAGTGCCGGCCAAGCCCCAGAGCCGGCCACACCAGCGGGCGACGAAAAACCTCCCGCGGCTCCTGGCGGGGCGAAATCGATTGCCGACGCGGCAGAGCAGATCGCCTCCGGAATCGCGGAGCGCTTGCAACGAGAGCAGCCAGCGCCAGGAGAGGCGTCAGCAGCGACGGAACCGATCCGCGAGCCCAGCGCTTCGCCAGCGGCGGCGCCCCTGGATTCGGCGGCGCCGCCCAAAAAACCTGAGGTAGCGCCGCGCGAGCCCGTCGCGCCACGAAAGGCAGCCCAAGAGACCGACCTTGGCCCGACCGGCAGGCAGCCTCAAATTGCCGAGGGGCGCGGGACCGAAGTCCATCACATGCCGCCGTTTGGGCAGCCACCCAAAGAGCAGGCCAAGCCCACTGAACCGCCGGTAGCGCCCGGCAAGGCGGCGCCACCTCCTCCCCCTCCGCCTCCGGTCGGTCCTGGCGCCGCTGCGGGCGCCGCGGCACTTGCGCCGGCACTGCCGGCAGCAACGGGCGCGACTGCCAGCGCAGGCGGAGTGGCTGCCGGAGGAGCTGCGGCCGGAGGCGGCGCGTTGGCCGCCGGACTGTCGCTGCCGGTGGTGGGGCTCGTTGTCGCTGCCGGCAGTGCCATCGTGCTCGGTTTTAAAGCCGTGGCGGGCGCCGCGGAGGCATTAGCCAATGAACTGAATCGGTCGGTAGAGGAATTATCTCCGTTCAATGCCGCACTCGCCGCGGCACGTGCGAACCAGCAAGCTCGGGATCTGCTCGCACGAAAAGAGTCGGCGGACTTCTTAGGCGAGCGTCTGGCTACCTTTACCGACAACCGGGCGGAGCTCAAACGGGCAATGGATCGTGTAGGCGATGCCATCGAGGGTGCAGCCTTGGATCGCATCAATCCATACATGGAGTTCTTGGCCAACTTGGCAGAAAAGGGACAAGAGAACCAGCGAAGCATTCTGGAGCGGATTTTCGGTGCGCTGCTTGACCACGTCGTACCTGGGGAAAAGGCCGTCAGGTCGTTGGTTGAGATTGTCAATGGTTACATCAGTGCAAAAGATAAGCAGCCCAACGATCTACTCCGATCGATCTTTGCTCACGAAGAACCATTATCGGTCGATTACAACGGCCGGACCTACGGTGGCAATGGCGGGGGCGGCCGAGTGGTGAAGTTGCCAACTGATTTCGCGGGTGGCGAACCTGCGTTGGGGCTGTAAATGACCACAATTAAAGATCTCGGCACGTCCGTTTACGGGACGATCACTTACAACGGTTACACCTTTCACGGGCTGACTAAAGCCACCATCGAAGGGAGGCCGCGGTACGATCGTGCGGAGCGCACCGTCACATGCATCGTGTACCGCCTGCGCGTCGATACGATCGTGTACGGCGCGACACTGGCCGCGCAGCAGACCAATATGAAGGCGGTCCAGGACGCGCTGACGCAGGCCGGCAAGACGCTCATTATCGAGGATATTGGCTTTGATACTGATATCAACACGAGTCGCGGCAATCCCCGCGCTGACATGCTATGGGGCGCCAAACCTCGAATGATCGCTTGCGACCCATGGGGAGGCCAGCTTGCGTGGCACGTGGTATGGGAGTGTGATTTCCATATGAGTCGCTGCGTGAGCAGCTCGCAGTCGTTCCCACTCATGGCGTTCAACTATGACATTGTGTATGCCGTCAATGACGAGCATCTGACGACGCGGACGATTACCGGATACGTAGAGATACCAATCTCCAGAGGAGTCGCCAGCCGGCAGATCCTGGACAACGTCGATGAGAAATGGGACCGGCTCACCTTTAACACGCCGCCGGGGTTTCGCCGCGGTCCGCGCATTCGCCGCATCGACGAAGCGAAAAACCGGCTGGAATTCTCCGTCACTGATATCGAACTGGACGGCGACCCTTACCCAGCCGGCATCGTGAAAGCAGACCTGGAGTACTCCATCGAGTCGACCGGCCATGGGTTCGCGCAGCTCATCGGTACGCTGCAGGGCACTATGACGACGGCCAAGAGTGTGCATCCAAGCGTGGCAGGGCAGAAGTTCTTTGCCATCCTGGCGCAAAAGGCCGTCGATCTGCAGAAGGTGACCCAAAGCTCGACGCGCGGCATTATCGTGCCGCTGCGGTTCAAGTTTGCTCACAAACTGTTCACGCGGAGCAGCTATTTTTCCGTGCAGTACATGATGGTGACCTGTTTGCACGAAATCCTCACTTCAACGGGCCTATGGGCGCCCGTCCCAGGTTCAGATTATTCGCAATGGGCCGCCAGTATGCGGACGCCGTGGAGCAACCGCGGCTCCGCCGGCTTGAAGTGGAACAACACAGAAGACATGATTGTTGACGTGTGCGCCAGCTTTCCCGGAGCCACGTTGGGGAAGGATGCTGGGAGCTACAAGACGCTGTCGGGTTCGATTAAAGCCGGGCTCGACTGTCAGGCAATCAATCCGGCGCGCAGTTATCTCAAGTATCAAAATGACATTAAAGCCATCCTGGAACAGCAGAGCGTGCTTCATCGGTTCGCGCAACGGTACCTACCGGAAGCGAACCCAAGCTATTCGAGTTCATGGACTCAGCACATCAGACAATACCAGTCGGCGCCCGATCAGTTCATCCTGATGACGGGTTCGGCGATTCGCCTCCAGTACAAGCCGGAGCCGCCGCGCCTGGTTAGTGTCGGCGGCGCCGCCGTGCGGCAACTGGCTGTCAACTATGACATTCCGGACACCCCGTTCCTGTCGTTTTTCGATTGTCCGCTGTACAAAGGCCGCTGGGCCGTGCTGTATGAATTACTGGAACCGGCGCGCGGCACGAATGCGTTGTTCTCCGGTCCCCGTCCCACCCCTAACGAGTGCGTATAAATCATGCCCGCAATTGAAATCGAGGATGAAGGATTCCTGGCGATCACGATTCGCGGGAAAGAGATCCACGTCGACCCCTACAAAGCCGGCGATCAACTGAGCGAGATCGACCGCCGGCACGAGGATGACCCGATCCTCTGCAAGGCCAAGCTGTCGGATCCGGCCAATCCAGACAAGCTGGTCCCCTGTGGGGCTCAATGGACCAACCGATCGCACCCTCGCGAGCCAGGCCAACGTATTCGGTGCCCACAGTGTGGTAGCCAGGACGTGGCGCCAGATCAGTCGTTTCTGGATGACGTGGTCACTTTGCTGGTCGAACAGTACGGGACGCCGCCGGTCACTCGGAAGGCCGCGGCGCAGTTCTACGAGATCGTCTGCGGGCAGATGCGGAGCCTAAAAAAAAAGAGCTCCCAGCCTGTCGAGTCGCCTACTGGTACGGAGTTGACCCCAGCGGATGGAGCGGCGTAAAACTCCGCAGTTGGCTGGAGAATCTGCCGCACGTGCAAGCGGAGTGGCAACTGCGTTTCGGGAACCTCCGCGGCCTGAACACGCACGAGATCTACCGGCTGGCCTGGCTGGCCACCGGCGACGAGGAGCGGGCGCGAAAAATCCGCAACGATTTTTACCTGGCGCAGCTGATGAGCCAGGTCGCCGCGCGGTGGTGAGCGCGGTGACGGCCTACGGTAGGCAGGAAGGAAGCACCGGCTAAGACAGCAAAGGGGGCTTGGAAGCCATGTTTGTGACGATCAAGGCCCAACAATCGAAGGTCGCCAACGGCGTCCGCATCATCAATCCGGGAGAAAAGTCGGTTCGGCTCATCCTCGAACCCGCTCAGACGGTGAAGGTGGAAGACGACACGCAGCGAAAATCCTTTGACCGGGACGAGGCGAGCGACTAATCTCAAGTGCTGACAACCCGGACAAATGCCCATTGTTGGGCTCAGACGCTCTCAAAAGGCGGCTGCTTTGGATTGCTTGTGCGATCCCGAGTGGCCGCCTTTTTTTGTTAGCAGGGCAACAAAGTCGGCAGCGCTATGGCAGCGACATGCACCGTCAAGCTTCACGATCTTTACCCCTGGTCGGCAGGCAATGCGAGCCTGTTGTTGTTCCGTTCGTGGGGCGTCAGTTCCAAGCTGATCCGGACCGCGGGTCGCACGGAGTACTCCCATGCTGCATTGTTGGCATGGTGGGACTTGACTCCGGTGTGCATGGAACTGCGAGAATTTCGCGGCGGTCGTGTGGTGACCCTGGAAAGCCAGGTCCAGCGATTCCCCAACCGGATTGACGTGTACACGATCCGACCGGAGTGGGAGGATAAGTTCGACCGCAAAAGCGCAATTCGGGTCATGCTGTCGAAAGCCGGACGCCAGTACTCCTACGCTGGCATTGTCAACGCCTCGCTGGCTCACCTGCCCATTGTCCGGCTCGCCTACCAGCCAGACTTCACAGACGACGGCGGTCCCCACTCGGCCCCGGAATACTGCTCCGAAGCCGTGGCCAACGCCTGCCGTCTGGGCGGCGGCATCGATCCCGTGCAAAACGCCTCGGACCGGATCACCGAACCGGGCGATCTAGCCAAGTCGATCCTGTGGGAGCCGAGATTCACTCTCTGCCCATGACCATGAACGCACTATTGATTGTCCTACTGCTCGGAACGGTCAAGACGGAAAACTTCGTCGTCTCCGGCAATGCCGCGAACCTGGAGCAAACCATTGCCGAAACCGCGGAGCGATCGCGCGCCGAGTTGTCGGAGGAGTGGCTCGGCTACAAGCATCCACGCTGGTATTCACCCTGTCCGCTCACCTTCACGGTCAAGGAGGACAATACCAGCGGCGGCGGCGCGACGAGCATGATGTTCGACCGTGGCGAAGTCTACGGTTGGGAGTCGAGTGTCCAGGGTCCGGCGGCGCGGTTGATCGATGCCGTAGTGCCGCATGAGGTCATGCATACCGTGATGGCGACTCACCTGCGGCAGCCGTCGCCGCGCTGGATCGACGAAGGCATTTGCGTGATGACCGAAGCGGCCAGCGAGCAGGATCGACAGCGGCAGATTCTGTTTCAATGCTCTGCCCGCGGGCTGCTCTATAACCTGCCAGAGCTGGTCGAAATCCGCCAATACCCGCAGGACACCGGCAAGGTGATGGCGCTTTACGCGCAGGGCTTTAGCGTGTGCGATTTTCTCGCCCAGCTCCAGGGTAAGCGGTCGCTGGTGGTATTCCTCGAGCGGGCCAGCGCCACGGATCAACGTGCTGCGTTCAAAGAGGTCTACGGCCTGGACCTCGGCGAGCTGCAAGCTCGCTGGCTCGCATGGGTGGAGGCCGGCTGCCCGCGCTGCGAGCAGCATATCGTGGCGCGGGAGGGCTGCGTGTTCGATCCGGCCCGCGGCGGTTTTGTGTGCCCGACTGGCGCACCGCTCCGCCAATGGTTGCCGACTCCCTTTCAACAACGCCAGTCATCGCCGGCCGCCGCTGTGACGGCCCAGCCGGCGCCGCGCATCAACGCGCAGCCCCCCGCGGCGGTCAAGCAAACCTCTGTCGATCTAACGCCGCTCACCAAGCGGATCGACAAGCTGGAGAAGACAGTCGAGAACCTGCCTCGGCCCTTGGACGGCCTGCCAGGGAAAGACGGAAAGAACGGCGTCGACGGCAAGGAGGGCCAGCCAGGCGTCAATGGTCTGCCAGGTCCGCCGGGCAAGCCTGGAAAGAATGGGGCCGACGGAGAGGGGCTTTCACTGCGGGACCGCCTGCTACCCGGCGCGGCCGCCGCGCTCGGATTGAGTATGCCGCAATCGATCGGGCTATGGCTGCTGTATCGACTGGTCAAGCGGCGACTCCGCAAGCGTGGCCTGCCGACGTTGCCCGAGGAACTGGGCCAGGAGATCCGGGATCGCTGGTATCGACGCCAAGTGCCGGAGATCCCCAAACATCCGCCGGCCAGCGCCAACGTGGCGCCACCTGCTCCGCAATCGCCCTTTCCATGCAGTCGCCCGCCGGGGGGATGGGTGTGCACTCGCGGCGCGGGGCACGAAGGACCGTGTGCGGCGGTACCGCTGCACACCGAGCCCAGCGTCATTGTGGCCCCGATGGAAAAGACAGAGACGCGGTATGTCCGCGTGCCGGAAGTGGACCCGGAGGGAGAAGCCTACCGGGAAGCGATCCGGCGCGAGGTGGGATTGTGCCCCGATTTGGAGGCCTATGCCAACCGGATCGAGGAAACCAAGAAACAGCTTCTGCACGGCCAGCAAGCCAAGAAACGCTTTGGCATGGGCTGGAGCGACGAGAAGCACAGCTAAAGGAGATTGCCAGTTATGGGATCGACCCTGTTTGGCAGCGACCGCACGCTGCTGTACGACGTGGACCCGTGGAACAAGTTTGGCTTCGGCGTGCCTAACTTCGGCGACAACATCGGCACCAAGAACCAAGCCATCTGGGGCCTGGTGGATGAGATCGGCCAGGCGCAGCTCTACATCATGACCCACATCGACGCGCAGCGCAAGCAAGCCCCGTCGATCAACACCGTCGAGCGGCTGGGCAAGGTCTGCAATCGCGTGCAGTCGATCCTCGTCAATCGGATGAAGGAATCCAACGAGCGGCGCTTGGAAGAGGGCCACTCGTCGGCCCATCCCGAGCCGTGGAACATTCACCCCGTCCCTTATTTTGAGGGCACGATCGTCCGCAACCGCTGGCTGAAGGAATATAACCGGCTGACCATGATTGCCCTGTGCAACATGATGCAGCACTCGGATAACAACCTCGCGCTGACGGTCACCAACCTGTTCGCACAGCAGATCTGGGCCTATTTCCGCGAGATACGCAACCTGGTGGCCATTGAGTTGTTGGCCATTCCTGCCGCCACGGTGCGGGCTCCCGAGGATACGTTCGTCTTCACCGAGGAGCATTACCGCGCCTACAAGCCGGAGATGGTGACCCTCAATATCGAGGCGCTCGATTCACCCGGCCAGATCTTTTCGACGTTGACGGAGGATGACTTGCGGCCGTTCCTCAACGGCATTCCGGCCAACCTTATCACGCCGAACCTCAAGCAATACCCGGTCGGACCGCTGCCCGGCAGTGCCGGCCTGTCGGGAGAGGGACTCACTCCGGCGGCGGCTGCGGTGGGCGTGGAGATGCACAAGGCCGCTGCCGGCGGGACGATCGGCCAGCCGGGCGATACGTCGCCCAGCGGATCCGCGGGGCTCGCTGCGACGGGAAGCGGCGGCGCGTCGAGCGGATCACAGAGCGTGGGCAGCATCCCGCAGCCGACGATTTAAGCGGCATCTTGATCGGCGGATGAAGTGTTGTGTGTGGTGACTCTGGAAAACGCGATTCAGGAAGGTGTAACAGATGGAACGCTTGAAATTCTTGCCTACGCTGCTGCCGGGAATAGTGATCGGCGTGCTCATTCAACGGCACCTCATGCCACCCGCGGCGTCATGGCAGCCGGAGCCGGCGAGCTGCTGTTGCTCGATCGAGGCCAGCGAGCTGACGCCTATCCCCATGCAGCAACCGCGTTCGATTCTCCACCAGGCCGCCAAGCCAAAGGTCTGCCCATGCGGCGCGGCCTGCGAGTGCTCGCAGCTGCCGCTGAAGATCCACGGCAAGGTGACACAATTTCTGGACGCCGATACCTGCAAAGTGCTCGTCACCGTACGGCTGAAGCATGTGGATGCGCCGGAGAACGATCAGCCATACGGGCCGGAAGCCACCGCCAAAGCCAAAGAGCATGCGCTCAACAAGCAGGTGACTGTGCTCGGCGAACAGCCCGACCGTTACGGCCGCATGATCGGCGAGATTCTCTTGCCCGAGTATGGCAGCCTCAACCGCGGTCTGGTCCGCGAGGGCTATTGCCATTGGTACTCCGATTACTCCAGCGATCTGACTTACCGGGCGGACCAGGACAGGGCGAAAGAAAACCGCCTCGGCTTGTGGGCGGATCGCGAACCGATTCCGCCATGGCAGTGGAGAAAAAGCGGGGCCGGATCACAGCAGTGAGGCAATTACCGGCCAGATAGATCCTCTAGGACGCCGGCCAGCCCCATTTCCGGGGCGGCCGGCTGTACTTTTTTCCGAAGGCTGACACGAGGGTCCGGCGCGATGGTCACTAACACCGGCAACGGCGCAGTCATCGTGACGGATTTGACAATCGATCACGGGCGAGGCTTGCGGATTGACCCGCGAGACTTGTGCATCTTGCTGGCCGAGAAACTGACGAGCGGCCAAAACCAGGTGCGATACGAGCGCGTGAGGCTCACGATCGAAGAATTGGACGACTAAGGGCAGGGCACAAGGAATGTCAATCTTCTGGTGGGAAATTGCTGCCGGCGTCACAACGGCCATCGTGCTGGCCATGGGCGGCGGGTTCATGCGCTGGCTGTCGATGAGCTATCGGCAGTGGTGCCAGATGACCGGCCTGATGGGTTCGATGGATCGCAAGCTGGGGAGGATGTTGCAGCTGATCGGCCGACACGACAAGAAGATTGCCGCCCTCACACGCGAGCAAGAAGCGCACCGCCGAGAGTTGGACCGGCTCAACGTGCACGTGTTCCGCGCCGACGAGCCCACGGAGCTAGAGACATGATCACCGTCCTGATGGTCACCCGCATCAAAGAACTGCTCGCCTTTGGCCGGTTATCCCGCCGCGCCATCGCGCGGCTGTGCGGCGTGAACCACGAAACCGTCAACCGCATTGCCCGCGGCCAGTGCACGGGCAAGCAACCGGAGCCGACGCGCGTGGAGGGCATTCGCTGCCTCAATTGCGGAGTCAAACTCAATCTGCTGCCGTGCGTGAAATGCGGCTGGAACGGAGACACCTCATGCCCGGCGTAGTGGACTGGCTCAAACGGAAAATGCTCCGCCAGGAGCCGTTGACCGTCGATTACGTCAACGTGCCCAAAACGATAACCGCCTCCATTCTGGCGAAGCGGCCGCCGTTTTCGCTCACGTGGGCGGACCTGATGATGTACGACAATCAGGTCTATTTTGGTTATTGCGTCGGCAACGCGCCGCTGATGTCGGCCGAGGTCGAAGTCACCGGCCCCGATCCCACCGTCTGCCGGTTCGTCCAAGAGCAGTGGGAAAAGATCTGGAGTACTTCGGCCAGCAAACTCCTCAAGGCGAAGTGCTACGGCTTCTCGGGCTACGAGGTGATGCACAAGCTGGACGACACCAGCGGCCGCATCGTGTTCGACGAGTTGCTGGACCGTCACCCAGTCGACACGCGGCCGCTGTTGAAGGGCTCGCAGATGATCGGCGTGTCGGTCAATCACCTCAACGGCGTGGCCCAGCAAGGCCGCGGCAAGGCGTACCTCGTCGGACCGCAAGGCCTGTGGCTCACTTACCGTGCGCAGCATGGCAGCCGGTTCGGCGATCCGCTGTTGGAGCATGCCTATGGGCCGTGGTACGACAAGGCCATGGACAACGGCGCGTATGACTTGCGCCGGCTGCGGAACGTGAAAGACGCCTGGATTGGCGACGTGGTCCGCTATCCGATGTTCCGCAAGCTCACCAAGCCGGACGGCACGGTCATTTCGGCCCGAGACTATGCCCGCGAAGTGGGCGAGAGCCGTTATTCCGGCGCCGTCGTCGCCTTGCCCAGCGACCGCGACGACAAGGGCAATCTGCTGTTCGAATACGTGCCGCCCGCGGCGATCGCTGAGACCGCGCAAATTCAGGATTGGATCCGCGATCTCGATTGGGACATTTTCGACGGGCTGCTGGTGCCGCGGGAAGTGGTGGAAGCGGCGGAAACCGGCAGCGGCTTCTCCGGCCGTTCGTTCCCCTTCATGGCGTTTCTGGCGACCCGCGACGAGGAAATGGGCGGGATTGTCCGCCAGGTCGATCGCCAGCAACTCCGGCCGATGACGGCCGTGAATTACGGCGTGAAAGCGGCGCAGCGGTACCAGATCAAGCCCCGGCCGCTATTGGAAACCGTGGGCAAGCAGATGGGCGACATGGGGCAGCCCAACGCCCAAAGTCAGGCGCAGCCGCAACAGCCCGGTCAATTGCCAGGGCGCCAGCCGCTGCAACTTGGGGGACCGCGGCCACCGCACCCCAGTCAGCAGCCGCAGCAGTACTCCCTCGGCGACACCATCGATGCGGCGGCGCGCGAAGTCGACACCGATCCGTCCGCGGCCCAACAGCTGGCCGGCAACTATCGGCACGCTCATGTGACGGTGCAGGGCCTGCCCATCTCGATTGAGACGCCCAAGGGCGCCTCGCGCCGCCCCCAGTGGCCGCCTCTGGCGAATCACTACGGCTACATCAAGCGGACCCAGAGCGAGGCCGACGGCGATCACATCGACGTGTTCCTTGGACCGAACCCGGAAAGCGAACTGGTGTTTGTGGTCGACCAGGTCCGTGGCGATACCGGCACGTTCGATGAGCACAAAGTCATGATCGGCTGGACCGATCAGGAATCGGCCCGACAAGGCTATCTGTCGAATTACTCGCCCGGCTGGCGAGGCCTGGGAATCATCACGCCGCTGACCATGGCGCAGTTCAAAAGCTGGCTCGATCGCGGCGACAGCAGCTTGCCCATGGCAGAGCAAGCCGGCGCCCTGCAGTTCTCCACCGCAACCGCCGAAGGCCGCTGGATCACGATTGGTGGCCGCGAGCAGGGCGGCAAAAAGCACGTGGGCGGCTTCCCGGTCCAGATCTCCGCCGATGGCACGATCCTCAAAAGCGGCGGCCTGCAATCGCTGGTGGGCAAGAAGCTCGGCCAACTCAAGCGGCACTTTTCCGCGCTGAAGAAGAAGCGCGAAAAGGAGCTGACCAGCTTCGACCCGTCGGAATGGGAACCGAAGAAGCGCCAGCTCAATCAACAGTCGAGAGTTGGCAGCGCCATCACCGACGCCGCCGCAAAGCATGGCGTCGATCCAAGCGACCTGGCGGATGCGGTCGATTTCGTCTGGAAGGAGAAACGCGACGCCATCTTGGAGCGGGAACATGCCAAGAAGCAGGCGCGCGATCTCACCGGCCTGACTCGCGACCGGATTAACAAGTGGGAGGATGCCGGCAAGGATTATTCGACGTGGCCGGGGCTCGATGCCACGGCCCGCGAAGTCGCCGGAGCGTACCCCGAGCTGGGCTTGGGCCGCGGCTATGAAAGCGGCGCCAATCACGACCGTACCGATTATGCGGCCAAGGTGTGGGAACTGCTCAAGGAGGGCCGGCTCGAGCCGCCGGCCAAACATGACCCCGAGTTGATCGACGAGGCCGCCGGCTACGTGCTGGCCAACCGTGTTGATGACGACGTGCTGGCGGAGTTCGATCCGCTGCCCTTTTCCGTCGATTTCGATCCGGAAAAACATCCGCGCGATGATGAGGGCAAGTTCATCGAGGTGACCGGAACGGAATTCGGTGAAACCGATCCCGAAATGTTGGCCAATGCGAAGGAGTTCTTTAAGACTCAACTGCAGGGCAAGGAGTTCGTCAACCAACACACAGGAAAGGTGATCAAGGTTTCCGGCAAGTCGCTAAAGAAAGCGGTCAGTCACCTGCCCGACAAAGCGCCCGTTAAAGCCCTGGCCAAACTGCCCGAGATTATCGCGTCGGCTCGGTACGACTCGTCTCAGCTACCTGCTGGCGATGAGCAAAACGTGCGGATGTACCACTACTTTGAAGCGGATGTCCGGTTGGCCGGCGTTGCCTCACTATCGCGGATCAAGGTACGCGAGGACAACAACGGCAACTGGTTCTATGATCAGCACATCACGGCAAAAAAAGAAGACCCGTCCTTAAGCCGGTCGGCATCCCCGAAGGGACAAACGGGTCCAGCAGACGAGTCTTCTACTCCAATTATCGCCGGCCAATCCACCTCGGTCAACGAAAATCAAGCTGAACCGGATAAACCGACGCAATTCTCCATCGGGGGTGACAGCCTGGCGGATCGCAACGAAGTGCTCGCCGCGGCCAATGCCGCCAGCCGGGATTTGCACGACCACGTGGGCCGCCGCCTCGATACGCTCTTAAAAAAAAAGTCCCCATCCAAGAGCTAGCGGCCGAGATTGAGGCGCTGCTCGACGCGTCCGGCGCGCTGCTGGCTCAGGCGGTCACCGATAGCATCCTGGGCGGCTGGGTGTCCGGCGCCTTCGACCAGGTCCAGCAGTTGCCAGGCGGCATTCTTCCGCCTGTGGCGCGCCCGCCCAAAACGCCTCCGCCGCCGCGGCCGCCGAGCGGATCATTTCTGTATCCCGAACCGGATGACGAGCCGCTCGTCAGACTGCCGGCCATCGACCGCGCCGTCTGGCAACTCATCGCGCGGCAGGTGCTCACGCCCGAGGAGTTCTACGAGCTCAGCGCGTCGGCCAAACAGCAGGCCTTTACGATCTCGGGCGATCTGACGCGAGACAGCATCGAGCGCGTCCGCGAGCTGTTGGCCGAAGATCTGCGCAAGGGGACCAGCCGCGAGCAGTTCGCCAAAGCTGTCCGCGCGGAGCTGCCAGGGCTGCCAATCAGCCCCATGCACCTCGAAATGGTGTATCGGAACAACGTGAACGAGGCGTTCGCCCAAGGCGCCGAGGCAACTCTCGAACATCCGATGGTTGCCGACTTCCTGCCGTACCGGGCGTATTTCCCTGTCCGGGACACACGCGCCCGGGAAGAGCATCGTGCGCTGGAGTTTTTGGGGCTCAACGGCACGAACGTCTATCACAAAAACGATCCCACCTGGCGGAGATTCCGGCCGCCCTGGGATTGGGGATGTCGGTGTGCGTGGGTGGCCATTGCCGTTGCCGACGCCGCAGCCTTTGGTGTGGAGGAGGCGAAACAGTGGATCGCCACCGGCATTGAGCCGCCACACCCGCCGGTATCGCCGCCGCCGTTCGCTCCGTCCCCAAGCTGGGACCGTCTGCATTAGGAATTGGACATGCCTCAAGAGTTTGCCGAAGCACGCATTAACGGCCATCCCTGTCTGATCAACGATGGCACCTATAAAGAGGCCGCCCGCAAGGCGAACAGCTATCGCTGTCCGGTCGGCTTCGAGCCCGGCGTGGCCTACGTGCTGGTGACCCGCCGCATTTTCATGTCGCTATCGCGGACCAGCCCGCTCAGCCTCACCTGCACGGCTGGCGACAATACGCTCACGTTTGGCGGCCTGTACCTCAATCACGGCTGGTCGGTCAGCAAGGGGCACAACGCCGACAACGACCGCGCCTACCTGGTCCAGTTGTTGGATAAGCGGGCCAAGATGTTCGGCGCAACCGACAAGGCCTTTAACGTCCCCCTCCCCGCGCCGGCGACGGACGACAAAGAATCGGTGCAGGCGTTTTATGAGGACACACTGGACAATGGCGGCGTCTTTACGTGGGACAACATGGTCCGCGATTTGTGGGAGGATTTGCCTGCCGAAGCGGGCAGTTTTCCCGGCCTGCCTTACGCGCCTCACGACCGCCCGACAGACTTTCGCTTTCATGGCTGGGACACGTGGGAAGCGATTGAAGTGGTGTTGACCAAGCTCGGCTGTACGGTGGCGCTCCATCCTTTCACGGGGCGATTTGCCATCGTCAAGCTGGGAGCCTCGCAGCCCGGCTTCAGATCGGCCATGGCGCGGCACCCGCTGCGGATGCAGGACGCGGCGCCGCTGGGGGGCACGGCGGTTTATCCGGCGGCGATCCGCGTGTTTTTCCACCGTATCTATCGCAGTTACGGCACCGAACGGACGACGCCGCGCGAGGGGAACATCGCGGCGGAACCGGCCTATTCAATGGACATCGCCACCGGCATTGCCGGCGCCAGCGGAGTGTTGCCCATCTGGGATGACCTGCCCGCCTGGCTGGATTTCGACGGCAGCATCTCCAACACCGCGGATCTGAACCAGCGCGCCCAGCAGGTCAGAGACTTGTACGTGGCCCGGGTGGGGGCACACAAAGGGCGCGTGCTGCTGCATGGGTTGGAGGCCGGCTTGATTCCCGGCTCGCAGGTCAAAACCGTGTGGTGGCGGAATTTCGGCGACGGCTGGCTCACCGAGTCCAACCTAGCGCCGCTGCCGCGGCAGCACGCCGGTCGCCATGCGGGCGTCGATCCGCTCCGCCCGGCGACGTGGCCGCGGCCCTCGACCGGCATGTATCCGCCGCAGATGCACCTGATCCAAATGGACCGCGGCGCGCCGGAGCCGGCCGAGCCGGAGTCGGACAACCTGATCTCGGCTGGGCGGCTGCTGCGCTACAACCCGGAGGACGGCGGTTCGTGGGAACCCACGGATGAATACGTGTGGGTCAAGTGTGCTGGGCGACCGCCCGTGTACTGGTTTGGCACCGAGGAGATTTTCGGGCGGCTGTGCGGGAGCTGGCAGCACGAGGACCAATGGCGTCCGCTGTACATCGTGGACAGCTCGCCCGACGAGTACCTGGCCATCACGCTGACTGCCATGTCAGCCGGCGGAACCTGTAGCGTGCGCATTCGCGGTGATCAGGGCCAATTCATTGGCGCGGTGGATCTGCACAGCGTGCAAGATTGGCTGTTGTTGGCGGACGATGCGATTGAAGCCGGGACGCGTGTCATTGTGAAGCGCTACGGGGCCATGTGGTACATCGTCAACGCCAAGTGCGAGTCCGCCGAGGGCGACGACGACGATGTGGACGGTTCACCTGGGGAGGAGTGACATGGCGGCTGTCGGTAGGTTTGGTCCTGGCTGTTGCTGTACCGTCGGCTGTCCATGCAGTCGAGCGACGCTGCCGCCGCGCTGGCAATTAGAAATGGCCGGCTGGGCCGACACGGGCGTCTGTGCGCAAAACTGCGCCCAACTCGACGGGCTGTACCTCACTCCGGCAGGTCCGGCCGCGATCGTCAATGGCTGCTGCACGTGGGCTCCCGGCGTCACTGGAGCGGCACTGTCATGCGGTGAGAGTATCCTTGGACCGGGACAGGCCTTCCTTGGCACGTTCAACTTCTATGTGCTGATCTGTCGTAGCTATCTGTTCGGTCCGGAGGACGTGCCAGTGATTGGCGTGAGGATGAGTACCGTTGGCGCCGCCCCATCTAGCGACTATGACGACTTCGGATGGTACCAACCATTTCACGGCTCGGATTGCTCCAGGGTGTTTGAGTTCGACGTCAGTCACCTCTACATTCCACCCTCACGGTTCACTTATTGCGATCCGTCCCTGGTGCGCCTGACACTCACGCCGCTGGACATCTAATGGACTATTGCGTTTTCCTCCCGACCGCAGTGGCAGGGGAATATCGCTGCACAACCTGCGGTGTAGTCATCCGCCCAAAGATGTACGCAGTGGAATCCTTGCGAGTTCCCTGCGGTTCGGCCCAGCCGGCCATCGCGACTGCCTGCGCGCATCGTGGAGACGTGGTACGCACCGTCCGATGTGCGTCTTGTACCGGCCACGTCCGCGTGAAAGTATTTGCGTGCAGCCTGCTAGCCACAGAAACAACGGCTGGGGCGTGCTCGATGTGCCCGCACCATACCGGGCGGCAATCACGGTAAGCACGCGGGTCACTCCCGCTGCCAACTGCGATAGCCCGGCGCCATGAAGCGGATCCGCTGGTCGATCAAGACGATCTTCTTCTCGAACTCGCCGCTTTCCCGCGGGCCGACGGGGCGGAACACGACGAACCAGTCGCGATACACCGCCTCGTCGTTGCGCGACCGGCAAAGCAGTTTCCCGTCGCAATACCAATCGCCGCGGCTGGTCGTGTGCACGTACCACTCCAGCGGCTCGTCGTCGCGTGTGAGGATCGGCTCGGTGATGAAGGATCGAGCCAACTTTTCAGCGAAGAGATAGCCCTTTTCGTAATGCTCTTGCTTCTTCTGTTTCTCCTGGCGAATCGCCTTCCAGTTCGGATCGTCGGCGTTCTCCTCGGGCGGAGCCTCCTCGACGATCACGTTGAACCCGCCGCCGTTGCCGATCCCCATGCCCATATCATTGCCGAGTCCCATGCCATTGCCCTTGTTCGGCGGGGGCGGCGCAGTTGTTACTGTGCGGCGCGGCATCGATGGCTGGAACCGCTCAGCGGGTTCGTTCTCCGCCGCTCGGCGATCCTTCTCTTGCAGCGCCCGCGATTCTTCGAGCGTCAATCCGATCGACTGGTCGAAGCGTTCGACGTCGTTCAGCGGCTGCTGGCCGGCCTCGGTCTTCTTGGGTGGTATCCGCACAGTGGGTATCGCCGCCGGCTGGTTTATCGGCACGATGGCGATCTTGTCCGCTCCGACGGGCCGCTGCATCGCGTCGCCCACCACCATCACCGTCATCACGGCAATGGCCAGAAATGCCGCCACGCCCGCGCCGTAGGCAGCCATCGTACCCGGCGACATGCCGCTTTTGCGATGCTGCGTTGGCAGACGCGACACCGGGGGGTCTACGACCAACGGAACGGCGACGACGCCCTTGCACTGCGGGCAGCCGATGCGCTGGCCGGCCAGATGTTCTGGAGCGTTGATCGCCCATTGACAGTGCGGACAAATCACCGGTATCGCCATAGCTGCCTCCATCGCGGGGTCACACGCAGGCTATGGTAAGCGGAGGGAAAGGCGGGACGCAAGATTTTTACTGGCTCGGCCGTATCGACTTTACTCCGTCGGCTGCGAACGAGCTCATGGGCCGGTGGATATTCATTCATAGAGCAGCATTGGCGTTGCAAACGACTTCTGATATCGTGCGGCACTTTTCTTTGCGGTTACAGCCTTGCTTAGCTAGCATGACTGCATGGGAATAGAACGGTACACTCGGGCCTTAAGAAAATGGATCGCGGTCGTCCTTGATGGCGTAGTCTCGTTACCGGAACTGCTGAACCGACTAGGTTATTGGCTTTTCGGCATTGGATTTCGACATCATGATGGGGGCGGCCACCACGCTATCGATGCACTGATGGCCATGGAGACCGCATTTCTCACCGCTGCGGCGGGGCTCGTGTTGTACATTCAAGCCGATGCTGAGCCTCGTTTCAATATCTGGGTAGCGTATGTCATGGTGTCATTTGTTCCTCTCTTGATCATGTTTGGGATCATGCGAATTAGAACCGACGCCAACACTCAAGATCACGCGTTTGATCGGAGTACAATCATGATGGCCAGACTATGCCTTTCAGTCTCGCTTGTGCTTCTGATTGCCATTTCCTTCGCGTATGCAAACGAGCAGCTGCCAGGTCAAAAGACCACGCAAGCTGCCTTGCCAATCGTCGGCGCTGAGGAGTCGGCGTTCCAGGAAAGTCGAGAGAATAAGGGCGTCCGAAAAGGCGACCCGAAGATAGTCGTCTTCTTTACCGTGACGGCCGACGTGTTCCGTACAAAGCAAATTCCAGCTCGGATGGTGATTGATATTAAGTTAGCAGATCAGCTCAAAGGTGCTTGGCGGATCACGGGTGTTCAAGGATTCGCTGGAGGAGCTGACAGCACTTCGCTCACCGATCCATCCCCGCGCATGGACGATGATCCGGACTACCCGCCGCATCAAAAACGTGTTTACTGGAATTTTCTGGACTCCCAAAAGCGATATACGCTACGTGTGACGCTTCAACAGCAGCGGGAAACGATTGGTCCGACGGAGCTAAAGAACAGGATTACGGAGAATCTCAACGGGCCCGTTGTCGCGGTTGCCTATTACAAAGACCAGGATTCTCCATGAGACATGTGATTGTCAATGCGGCCATTTTTGCCGCTATTTGTTCCAATGCGGTTCATGCCGAACCCAGAGTGATCGTCCTTGATGGGGCGTCGAACAAACCTGTTGCTGGCGCCCACGTCATGTTCGATTCAGTAGAAAATGTTCCCGATGGCGTGGACAGTGGCAAGACGGGGCTAGACGGCACGTATGCCTGTCGTAAATGCGATACCTCTCAGTACGACGAACTGAATGTCATCGCTGCCACCAAGGACAAGAGCGACAACTCGAAGATAAAGCGAACAGCTAAGGGGTGGCCGGAGCAGATCACACTTCGCCTGGATAGGCCCGTTGTTTACCTACCGAGCCCACAGCAGCAGACCGCACAGGTTCACTCAAGAGTCGTTTATGAACGGCGACTAGAAGTCTATCGTGACTTCTATGGGCGAGAGTATCGCGTCATTCACACCGTCCCGGTAATCGTGCCCGAGGTGTCGTACTCACCACAGCCGACATCAACGAGCGCTTGCGCTCCTTGCACGTCGCCGTGGTGGATGCCCTTCCCTGATCCGCGCTGCAACTGACCTGTCTTCGTCACACGGCCTTTGTCGCCTAGCCCCTGCCGATCCGACCAGAGCCGCCGGCGAACGCCGCGCGGCTCATCTTTTGCCAGCACAACCGCTACAACTTGTGCCGTCGGCACTTGTACACTGCCAGATTTTGTGGCGTTGCATGATAGCACGTACAGTAGGTAAACTCTGCTCTGCACAAAGGAACGAACGTCGGCCAAGGATCGCCGTGGTAACCAAGTCAGCCAGGCGGCTGCCGGTCGCTCGTCGCCGTCGAGACGAGCCTAACCTGTCGTGATCGATTACCGCGCTGGGGTCGATCTTCTTACAACAGGTTCTTTCAAGATGAGGTGACAGTGCTATGGATGCGCGCACAGTGTTCCATTCGGGTCAGATATGGGAGGCGCTCTATCCGGCGGCGAACTACGACGGAATTCCCAAGCGCTACGAGCGCCGCGTGTTTCGGATCGATCGAGTCCGCAATCTCGAACGCGAGCCGCTCGATCAGGAGACGTTGCAGCTCAATCCGCGGCTGGAGCGCCGCGGGCCGCTGTTGTACTGCCTCGATCTGGAGCGACGAGGCGAGCGCTGTTTCTACGCCGGCGCCCTACGCGAGCCGCGTCTGCTGGATGATGATCGAGCCGCGGCCGCCTTTGACGCATTGGACCGTGTTCGGTCCGCGCGATCCGGTTTCTTCGTCCAATCGGTCGCCAATTGGTGGACGAAGGCCAAAGCCGTTGTGAAGGCAAGTCGCGTCGCTCGCACGTACTCCGTCGGCCTGGTACAGCAGCCGATCGAGATTGCCGAGCAAGGTCTCGAGCCGCGGCACGCCGCCCATTGGGCGACGACATTCAACCGCGTGATGCGGCGGTCTGCCTGGCGGGCATGCATCCTGGCGGACGACGAGGCTACGATGCCTGTTGCTTCCGGGACCAATGGCGGTCGAGTTCCTGAGCTATCTCAATCAGCTCCTTGATCTGCTTTTCGGTGTAGATGCCGGTCGTTTCCAGATGCTCATGCCCAAGCCAGCGCTGGGCGGCCTGTTCGCCGATCGCCTGGGAGATCTCGGTTGAAATGGTGTGGCGGAGCTGGTGGGGATGCCAATGCGGTATCTCCTCACCAGCTTTGTTTGCTTTGTCGATCGCGTAGGTGATGGCGCGGCGGTACGAATCGGTGTCGTAATGGTCCCGCTTCCTGGATGGCTTCTGAGCCCGCGCGGCCTTGGCCTTCTCTCTGGCTCGCAACTCCGACGGATAAACCTTTGTCTTCCGATCGGTCTTTCGCGATGGATGCCGCTGGGACAACCGCCACGCCTCGGATTCCTGAGGAGAAAACAAGAAAGCCTCCAGGTCTGTCTTGAGGAACGGCTTGATCACCTGCTGGGCGACTTGGGGAATCGGAATGTTCCGGACGATATCCCTCCAGGCGTTCTTGTGCTGTGGCGGTGAGTAGATCCAGACGTCTCCGCGGGCGTTCAGGTGACAGCCACGCATGGCGCACACCTCGGCCGGCCGCATGCCGCACAGCAATTGGGCCTGGACCATCGCCGCGACGGTCGGCGTCATGTGCGGCAACGTCTTGTAAACCCAATGCAGATCGACCGGCCGAACCTCATCGGCCTCGCGGACGTCGAACCTTCCCTTTTGCAGCCCATCGACGCAGAGCAGGCCGGCGTAAAGCTCCTTCGGAACGTATTCTTTCTTCGAGCACCAGCGGAAAAAACGCTTGACGCGGCTGATCTGGTGATTGATGACGCCTCGGGACCAGTCGAGCCCCATCATGTATTCCTGCAGCTCAAGCAGCTTGGCCGGTCCAAACTCGGCGGCAATCTCATCGCCGAACCGCTCATCGAGCGGCCGCAAGGCGGCATCCATGGAGAAGTATTCTTTCGTGGGCCTCCCATCCTTCGAGTAATACCGCTTAGCGAACTCTCGGTAGAGGACGATCAGTTCGACGACTGTAGCGTCTGACCTGGCGGCAACTGAAAGTGGGGAAGGCTGCGCCGCAGTGACCCTCGCCAGGAACCGCTGATAGCGCTTGTGGCTCTCCGCGCTGCCGTATTTGCCGAGGTAATAACGCTTTCGGCAATGCTGCACGAATGCCTGGCCATTGGGATGGCGCCGATACTTGGGAATCCGCGGCAT